CATCACCCGGGACAACCATGGTGAAAAGCTCAATGCCTATGCTGAACTGATTGACCTGGCAAGGGCTAATGATGTGCATGTGATTGTGGTGTGGCAGCCCAACAAGATCGACCGGGACAAAGTGGTGAACTCTGGGAATCAAAAGGGATACAGCCAGTTCCTGCAGGATGCAGACAATTACCTGAACCTCAACAGGCAAGGGGATTTCATCCGGCTTGAGGTTGAAAAGACCAGGGAAAAGGGAGTGGATCACATAGCCCGTCACGTCTGGTTCGTCTATTTCAAAGACAAGCGTAGGTTTGATGAGTGTGGACGGGATGTTGTGATGAATCGGAGCACCACTGAAGGACAGGTCCTGCCGTTGTCTCTTGTCAAATAACAGACAATTAGTTATTTTGTTGAACGTATCGGGGAACCCTGTGTGGGGGTTGGAGACCGGCACCACACATGCCGGTGTCCGGTCCTGGGCTGAGGCCCAGGCTGGTTGTTCATGAATGGGGTCCTGAACGGTGCCAGGAACGGTTTGGATCCTGGACCTCGGTACTCAATGAGGGGAGTGAGATGGTACAGCAAGCTGTTGCACATGAGACAATTGCACGTGGGCTCATGTTGTCGTTCACCAACTGGGCATCAAAGGATCTGAAATACAAGCGGGTGTTCTCAGCGATCGACAAGACCCCAGCCATGGACATTGTCCAGTGTGGGCTCTCTGAGATCGATGCTCTCAAGCCAGGGTATTTTGATCTGTGGTGGGCCAAGAACCACATGAGGTTTCAAAAGGTACGGCAGGTTGATGCCAGAAAAGTGCATGAACTCATGTATGTTTTCCTAACTAAGTTGGCCCGTAAGGAACTGACCATTGCCAAAAAGGTTACCAGAAAAGAAAAGCCCAGGCAGAAAACCGCTGGGCAAAGACAGGGATGACACCAGGTACATCGGTCTCAAAGTCCCTGAGGAACTCAAGACCAGACTTGAGCTTGCAGCCATGAGGCTGGGTCTGGCCGAGACTGCAGAACTGCATCGGTCCATCCTGATCAGCTGGCTGGATTCCTTTGAACGTGCCGGCTGAATCATTAGACAATCCAGAATCCTATTGATAGCGTTGAACAGAATTGATACACGATTGATACACGTGGGTCATTGTTAATTCGGTTCCCCCTTACCCGGCAGAGTTTCTTTAACCATTACGTTCCATGCCAACATAGTTGCCGGGTAAGGGTCAACCAGCTGGGGAGATTATGACTGAGATCACACTGGCAGATTCAATTGTTCAGATGGCCAAGGGCCTCAAGGATGCATATGCAGCTGGTAATGTTATTGCCAGCTGGGATCAGTGTGTGTTGCAGGCATTCACTGTGATCATGACAACTGCAATTCAGACCCAAGTCCAGAACCAGGATGATACTGGGCCTGGGCGGACAGCCATTGACCTGATGAAAAAGATGGGATTGAATTGATGCTCAAAAAAGTAACACCAAGGGATAGGCAGTACCTGCAGTGGATCCGGTCACACCCCTGTTGTGTGACCGGGTCTGAGGGTACGGTGGTGGCTCATCACATCCGGTCTGGGATGCAGGCTGGCATGGGCCAGAAACCAAGCGACTACTGCACCATCCCCCTCTCCAATGCAGAACATGGTAAGTTGCATCTCCGTGGTGAGCGGTCCTATTTTGCCAGCCTGGGTATGAACCCCTATGAACTGGTGATGAAATACCAGGCTGAGTATCTGGCATCCAATGGGTGGGGACCAGCTGCAATCAATCACCTTGAGGAAATGATGCTGTATTGTCGTGAGGGAAAACAGGTGGTTGCAGCTGAGACTCAAGGTTGACGTGAATCCCCCGATAGATAGGTGTCTAATTCATTGACATCTATTTAGAGGGGGTGAGTTATAGAAAAACGTATATATATTACCGTGTTCCTAGGGGACCGGAAAAAGTGGCGGTTCTCTTTTGACAATATTGGAGAGGTAGACAGATTCATCTGGACTATCCTCAAGCATGACAGACGGGCCAAGTGCCTGGTTGAATGGGGTTGAGATGCCAATACTGCCAATGAGATTGTATGCGTGTAAGCACTGTTGGAAACAGAGCAACATGGAATGGACACCGAGATTGCTGGTGGATCCCAAGCAGGTTGCTGCATATCGGTATGAGTGCAGCAACCCCAACTGTGATCAGACAAGTGGGTATCATGTCCACGTGGTTGATGCTGCAACAGAATGGAACCTGCACCATGGGACCTCGGAAACAACCAGACGATGCATCCATGGCAGGCCCATGGATGAACCTGTGGTGTGTGAAAAGTGTAAGGAAATCACTAATGGAAAGACACCAGCAACCAAAATCCAGAAGTGATCTAACCAGATCGATCATCAGGGCAGCTGAGAGGCTGCCCAATCCTAGATCATTCCCTGGCGAGTTCTATATTGTGCCTTTGTTTGATCATCCGTTGACCACAACTGAACGGCAGGCCCAGGTTCCGTTCAAAAAGGTTGTGGTCAACGGTCAGTGGGGCTGGGTTGTGAATGGACTTGACCGGGTATTCAGAGGGGCATTGAGATGAACGGACGTGCAGCCAGATTCATGCAGAACAAGAAACGGATCAACAACTGGACGCCATCAGAGTATCGCCAGAACAAACGCAATTACAACCGGCTACCATGGTTCATCAAAGAGGCTTTGTTAACAAGCAAGGTCAGCCCCCGGGCCAAGTATTGGCTGATCAACCAGGCCATTGGCAAAGTCCGCAAACAGCAACGGTCAGAGATGATGGACTGGGCTGAGTAACAACTGAGCGGAGTATTGAATGGATAGGCAGCCAATTCAGGACTGGCAGACCATATGTGATTGTATTTATAACAATCCCACGGAATGGCAGGCAGGCCAGTACACGTTCAGTCACAAGCCCAGTGGGCTATCCATCTGGATCAGCAACACAGTGTTTGATATCAAGCCATACCAAAGTGCCATTCAGTTCAAGGTGGGGATCCGTGGCAAGTTAAAGATTTGGACAGCTTATCGGTGGTGGCTGGCCTGGAACCTAGATCAGAAATTGAATCAGAAACGCTTACCGGAGGCAAGAGACAATGGATGACATCATCAGAGCCATGTTGATCATCTGGATATTCTGTGGCTCAGTGGGCTGGTTCCTGATCTCTGGGGTCATGGGCTGGGTTGCTGTCCAGGGTCTGACCTGTAAGTGGCACAATCCACACAGAGCCATGATTGAATGCCTGGTGGATCCCCATGGGCTGCCAGAGGATTTTGATAGGACGGGTAAGAGATGACTGAGCAAAAGACAACCAAGATGATCTTTGAGGTTGAGGTGGTTCCTGAGACTCTGCAGGGTATGTCCATCCATCCACCCTCACGGGCTGTTGCCCAGATGATCAGTGTCCTCAGAGGGGTGGAGGCTGTCAGGCATCTGCCTGCTTATGAGAACGCTATCAGACGGGCCCGTGAGGTGGTCAATGCTGCCTTTGATACCAGCAGATCCAGATTGAGGATGAATGGTGTAAGAGGGGGTGAGTTGTGACTGACAAGCTGAAGCCGTGCCCGTTTTGTGGTAGCAATAAAAAATTGATAAAAACTATACACATGACGGTGTCTACTCAGATATTGACGCTGCGAGATGTTTGGATTGTGGCGTATTCGGGCCTCAGTACGGCGCTGGTGAATGGTGTATGGCAGACAGGCAATGGAACCACCGCCCCCGCGAAGATGCCATGATGCGCGTGGTGGAGGCGGCGCGGATGGTTAATTTATTTGGCGGAAATGATGAAATGGAATCGTTACGCAAAGCCCTCGCCGACCTGGATGCAAAAATGGAGGAAGTAAAATGAAAGTTATAGAAATCAAATCTCAAAATGATATTGACAGTTATAAAGAAAGCGATGAATCTACTGAGCTTCGTATCTTTGCGAAAAATATAATTCTTAGAAAGAAGTATGAAAATTCCAGCGTTGTGGCCAGGGAAAATTCCAGCGTTGTGGCCTTGGGAAATTCCAGCGTTGTGGCCAGGGAAAATTCCAGCGTTGTGGCCAGGGAAAATTCCAGCGTTGTGGCCTTGGAAAATTCCAGCGTTGTGGCCAGGGAAAATTCCAGCGTTGTGGCCTGGGAAAATTCCAGCGTTGTGGCCTGGGGAAATTCATTTTGTCGAATATTTACATCAAATGGGAAGATCGTTGCCCACAATAAAGCGATCGTTGTTTTTCAAGATGCAAAAAAACAGTTTGATTCTCACGCTGATGTTATTGCCATTAAAACGACAAAGCACGTCCATAGCAAAGATGATTTTCTTGGAATCTACACAGATCGTGGGCCAAATGGCGGAGTCATTCTTTATAAAACTGTAAAAGACGACATGACCGATTATTATACGGGGAAAATTAAATATTCTGGACTCGTCGAATGTCCTGATTGGGACGATGACCAAGATCGTCAATGCGGCGGAGGTTTGCACCTGTCTCCGACGAAACAGCAAGCGCTTTTATACAACAAAGGGAAGGTTTTAAAGTGCGAAGTTATGCCAGAAGACTTTGTTGTCTATGGGAGAGATATCACAAAAGTAAGATGTAAGCGTGTGCGTGTGCTGGACGCGATGGGGAAGTGGGAGTGATGTTTGAGAAGCCAAAGCATGAATCGGATGGGCCGATGGGGCATTGGAGAAAATCAATGGTTAATGACTTATTTCCCGGAATTTACGTCCGGGCAGATCTTGACGCATGGAATATAGATGAACTCGATCGTCTTCGTCGAATAGCACAGGTATCAGATTCCTTTCTCGACGTGATGATCCACTTTCCCTACCGTAAGTGTAGCGATGTCGCTGATGTTATCTGCTACTGCTTTGGACAATCGTATCTGCATTATCTCGTTGAAAATGACGAGGCCGAAACGTATGGACGCGAAAGACTGAGGATGATACGGGAGACGGCCGAAAATGAGATCTGATGCAATGGTTCTTTGGCGGAAAGCGAAGGCATATGCCTCGATCTGGCCGCAATGTAACTACCAGGACCAAGAGGATTTTGCTTCTTGGTTCATCATCCAAAAATTGAAAGGAGCGAGCGGTTCGTTCGCACAGCTTTATATTGATTGGCTCCGGCAAACGAAGGGAGATTCTCGTAAAATCTCTTATGAGGACCGAATTCAACTGAAATACTGCGAACCACAAAATATAGAACGCATTGCAGTGACTATTCCCAAAATGGAAACTGATCTGGACATTTTTGAAAATATAAAGAACAGAGACGATCGGATGATAGCAATACTTAAATACAAATGGGGATTGCAAAATGACGAAATTGCCCATTGCTTCGGAGTTGGCCCAAGCAGGATATCGCAAAGGTTCAGATGCTTACAAGCGGGAATACGGGCGTATTTACGCAAAGATGAGGAAGGATTCAAAGCTAAATATCGAACCGTCAGATGGGTCAAACAAAAAAATAAAAAAGCCTTGCGCTATCGATGCGTCATCAAAGACCTGCAGCGAAGCATCCACGAAATCAAATCGCAGCGATATGGATTGTCGCGGCTTATCAAGACAGGCCGCAGATGTCTTGCTGAATCGGCTTGAGAAGCTGGATTCTGCGAAGGTGCCCTCTCCCGAGGAACTGACGGCGGCGGCTGATGTTGGCAGGACAATCCTTGAAATATGCAAGTATCTGCAATTCGGCAAAAAGAAGGAGTGAACGGATCTTCGCGGTGATGACACGCAGAGCGTTTGAGATCAAGAGGCGCATGCGTTTATCGATGCTGCAAAGCCCTGAAGAAAATCAATACTAGTCTGGACGCGATGGGGAAGTGGGAGTGATGTTTGAGAAGCCAAAGCATGAAAAGGATCATTGGTGGAGCGGAGCAGAGTGCATTCTTTGCAAACAAAAAGGCAATGTCTGGTGTGTGCAGTTACGCGAAAAACAGTTTATTTGTGCTTCATGTGTAACTTTGATTCATGATGCAGCCACTGGTCGCTTACATCAAGACCAACTTAAGTTCAAAACAAAAGACCCATGTGCGGGGTATGAAAAATGAAAGCACTCGACCGGATCGCGGAGATCATTGAGCGCCTTGAAAAGCATGGATATTGCGATAAGCGAGACATCCCATGGCTCTACGACCGGCTCAGGATTGCCGTGGAGGCGTTGGAGGCGCAGCCGTGCAATTGTCGTCCGACAAGAAACCGCCCAGGAAAACTGTGGTGCAAACGATGCATAGCCCTGGAAAAAATCAATCAGGTTGACACCCAATGATTTTGCTATCCCTGTCCATATTCAACAGCGTCCTGGTTCTGACATTCAGCTGGGCTGTGTTTGAGAAACAGGCTGATCCCCTATGGTTCTTTTTGCATTTCCTAATGAGCTTTTTGTTTTTTGCCATGATAATATCATTAGGGAAACAAGGAGGCAATCCATGGTGGGGCAAGGATACAGGTACATAGTCAAACCGCTGTATTCTGAGGGATCAGCAGAGCAGGATTGGATTGCCCTCATCTTTGATACCCACAACCAGCTGCATGAGGACATCGGTGGTACCCATAGACTCATCCCCAATCACGTCCTCAGAGGCCCTGGCAGCCTCGCCAAGACAGTTTCAAACTGGTTCGATACCAAGAGGGTTCCCCCAAGGGAATGGCGTCTGAGCCCCCCATCCTATGCCGATAAACACCAGATGGCATATTACCACGGACTCATCAGCAAGCTGAAAACCAATTGACATATTCTGTTCAACTTAATACATTTTTGGTATCCTAATCCCAGGTACTTACAGCCAGCACTTTTTGGCAAAATACCAAATGAGCAAACTGACACCACAGATGCAAAAGAGATTGGACGCTGATGCAGCCTGCCGTCAGGGCAAGGTGGACTGGGATGGGCTGTTCAAAGAGTGGATTGAATCGGGTAAGGACAAGGCCACGTTCCTCAGGTCCAAAGGGTTTGACCTCAGACGGGCCATTGTCAGGCGGAACACCAATGGGTGGGATAAGGCCCTGCCACAAGCATTGCACAATGTTAGGGAACTTGAGGGTGATCTGCCCAAGGATGACCAGGTTAATAGACTCTGGTCTCTGGTTAACAATTGGAGATGTACTCAGTCCAAGGATGATTACCGGGTGGCCAACAAGATCAGGATCCACATTGAATCATTGCTCAATTACGGATTCAAAAGGGAACAGGTCCTTGACCCAGAGACCGGTCAGCGGAGACACAAGATTGTCAGCAACCTGGAACCAAAAGACCTGAGGGCATTGGCTGAGACAGCTGCCACCATTCAGAGGATCCAGAGGCTGGCACTGGGTATGTCCACTGAGAACGTAGGGTTGCCGGATCCGAGAGACTCTGCACCAACTGACCCGAGTGACAAGCCTCTGTGTCCGGTGTTTGTGGTAGAGATGAGTGAACGGGGTAAGTTCAAGAGGGCAAGGCCGAGAAAGGTATCGTAAGGATGTTAAATGGCCTGGACCTATTTAGCGGAATCGGCGGAATCTCCCTTGCCCTGGGGCAGTGGGCCCGACCGGTCGCCTACTGTGAAATCGACGAATATGCTCGTGCCGTTCTTCTCTCTCGCATGGCAGATGGACAATTACCCACTGCACCTATCTGGGACGATATCAGAACATTTCCAATCTCAGATTTTCGAGGACAAATCGACATTGTCTACGGCGGATTCCCGTGCCAGGATCTCAGCTGTGCGGGCACTCGAAAAGGCTTGGAAGCGGAGCGAAGCGGGCTTTTTTTCGAGATCATGCGCTTGGCCGAAGAAATCAGACCCACATTCATATTCCTTGAAAACGTCCCTGGAATACGCAAATACCTGCACATTGTTGCACGGGAGATGGCCTCGCTGCGGTATGATTGTCGGTGGGGTATGCTATCCGCTTACGATGTGGGAGCGCCGCACAAGAGGGAAAGATGGTTTTTATTGGCAAACGCCAATAGCAGACGATGCGGTAGAGAGAGAGAAAGGAAAATGGAACAGCCGCGGCGAACCGAAATTAAGTGCGCAAGTCATGTTACCAATCCCAACCGCCAGGGATTGGAAATCGGCAAAGAGGAAATACAGCACACCACAATGCAGTCAACCATTGAGCCACGTCGCTTTATTAGAGTCAAAAAAAGAATTGCCGCGGACTACGCCGACTCGCGCTGGTGGGCTGTTGAACCCGACGTGGGTCGAGTGGTTGATGGGCTACCATTCCGGGTGGACAGAATTAAAGCCTTGGGCAATGCGGTTGTTCCCGCGCAAGTGTCCGAAGCGTTTAAAAGATTGATGGGGTTGTAAACATGGATGAAGCAATGGTTGGGGTCAAGGTGATGATTGTGATTACCATAGGCTGGACTGCCTTTGGGTTCTGCCTGGGCTGGGTAGTTGCCAAGTTCTCGACCTGGGCCTAGGTGGACGAGCTCAAGAACCAGATCGAATTACTCAGGGCTGAGATGAACGTACAGGCTGAAGTGGCCAAGCCCTCCACCAAGGGTGGGGTGGCAAGGACTATGAGAACGGCAATGGGGATGGGTGATGAACAAACTGATATGGCGTAGGAAAATGGAACAGGGTACCAATGGCCAGTATCGTGTCAAGGAATACATCGGGGAAACTACCTGTGATGCAAGGCATATTCCTGACTGGGAAATGATAGCCACAGGGCTGAATGCAGAGCAGGCACTGGAACTTGTCAAACAGGCAACAGGAGTAATTGAGATTGGAAATCAACCAAAAGACAATTGAGGAACGCAAAGCGGTGTGACAGATGGTCCTGATGGACCCCAGCCGTAAGATCATCCTGGACATGGACACGGTCATTGTGAAACCGGGGGACTGTATCCTGATCAGACCAGGGGAGAACATTGATCGTGGGGCAGTCAGGCATCTCATCCAGATGTTCGAGACTGCCAAGTCAAAAGGCCATTACCCGGGAGTTGATCTGCTCATACTCAACAGTCAGTTTGAGGTGAGCGTGATCAGGCCAGATCGGGTCAAACAGATATCGGATGAGAACAAAGAGGCAACACAACATTGAGGTGAGACATGGGTGAGCAGAAGTGTGCAAAGTGTGGTTGCAATCTGGTGGGTAAGGACAACCCCACCAACCGGAAATGGAACGTGGATGGCAAATGGGTCTGCGAAAAGTGCAAGGTGGCCAAGGAAAAGGGGGAATGGTGAGGCTGGCAGTGATCAAGATCAGCAGATGCAGAGACTGTCCGCTCATTGACAGAGATGGGGCATATCCCATCTGTGGCGAGACCGAGCAAGAGATTGATGATGTTAACGAGGTACCCGATTGGTGCCCCCATATTGAGGAACAAGAGGATGACTGAACCCAAGCTGGATACTGTCAATGTCACCCAGTCCCTGCACGTGCAGCTGACTGAATCAGAACTGGCTGACCGGGCCTCTGATTGTGCGGTCCGGTTCAAGGAACTGGATGCCCTTGAGGATGACTACCGTGAGGTCAAAAAGGATTGGGGTGCCAAGATCAAAGAGAAAAAGTCTGAGGTCCTGAAACTGTCCAGAGCCCATGTCACTGGCCGTGAGGTCCGCCAAGTGGACTGTGAGCAGGTCTTTGATCTCAAAAGCAAAAGGACCTGGTACCTGTACAATGATGAACGCTATGAGGAAAGAGAACTCACTGAGTATGAGGTTGCCGGCCTCAAGCAACGGGGCCTGTTTGGTGATGGCCCCAACATCCCCGGTTTCAAGGTGGTAGACAAAGAGACTGAGCCTGAGACTGATGAGGATGGATCCGATGAGCCCACCACGGATACCGCTCAACTACCGATGTAGTCCGAACCCTGCCCCCCATCAAGACGCCTTGTTGGGGGGTGTCCTTTTATGTAACTGCCTTACCAGCATTGTCCTCATTGCCCTAATGATCTTAGCCATATGGCTATGTAACTGGGTTCCCGGGGCAGGGTCCATGGCCCTGGGTCTGGCCCTGGCAAATCCCATCATGCCTGACCAGGTGGTGGTCCGGTTCCCAGAGATGTATCCCAAGCAGAGACTGTTCTGGGATTGGAATGAACGTTACCCCAATGCCCAGGCTCTGGTTTGCCCAGCTGGAACCAAGGCTGGCAAGTCCTTTGGCTCAGCTGCCTGGTTGCTCAAAGAGGCCCTGGTGAATCCAGGCTCATACTGTGTCTGGTTGGCGCCCACCTATCTCAAGTGCCGGATCGGTTACCGATACATCAAGGCTATGTTACCTGATTGTGAATGGATTGAACCAGTGGATGGCCGGCTTGAGATACGGTTTGCCAACGGGTCATTCATTCAGTTCCTGCATGGCCGGGATGCTGAGACCACCGTTGAGGGTGAGAACATTGACCGGGCTGTCATCGATGAGGCCGGCAAGATCAGCAAGCAAGTCTGGTATTCCCTGTACACCACCTTGACCCAGACAGAGGGCCTGGTGATCGTCACTGGTACACCCAGAGGATATACCTGGTATTACGATATATTCCGCAAAGCCAAGCAGGGGGATCCGTTCTTTTGCTGGGGCCACCTGCAGACAGCTGACTCACCCTATGTCTCAGACAAGGCCGTTGAGCAGGCCAAACGTCTGTTACCAAAGCATCTCTTTGAGCAGTATTACCTTGCTCTTTTCCTCAGTGAGTCTGAGGTGTTCGGGGATCTCAGCAAGATCTGGGATGAGGCCCTTGAGGTACCAGCTGGAGTCACCAGGTTCTGGATCCATCCGGATCCCAAGGCCAGACAGATGGACGTGTACCACGGTGTTGACATTGCCAAACGCAAAGATTACACGGTGTTCTATTCTGTTAATGGCCTGGGTCAGCTGGTGGGATATTGCCGGTTCCGGAAACTCCCATATCCCAGGCAGGCTGAGCGGTTTGCCCAGTACATCAAACGATATTTCCAGATTGTCAGGGATGCCAAGGGTGAGCCCATATCAGACAATCTGGTCTGGTATGATGCCACGGGTGTGGGCGACGCCTTTGGTGATCTGCTGGCTGAGCTTGACATTGATGCCACCATTGAGGCCGTGACATTCAACAACAAGATCAAGTCCCAGATGGTCACCCGTACCAACATAGCCATTGAGCAGGGCTGGCACTCGGCCCCACGGATCGAACAGATTGAGCATGAGTTTGCCTCATTTGAGGTGAACAGTACCAAGTCAGGTCTGTTCCAATACTCGGCCCCGGATGGTGAGCATGATGATGTGGTCATGGCTGGGATGCTAGCCATCAGCAATGCCATGCAATCAGCAATGGCCGAGGCTGCCGAAAAGATGTTAGAACAAGCATTAGATGATAAGATCAAAGGGGATGACTTGGCCTTGTATGCTGAGGCCATGGAGTCAGAAACAGATGATGATGGGTTCTTTGATGGTGATGACACAGATGAAGAGGACCCAATCATTGAGCTTGAGGATTGAGTCATGAGACTATGGGGCCGTAAGTCAATACCCGTTTCACGTGAAACAAACACAGAAAACCAACAGATGTTAGACCTCTGCCAAATGAACAACCTGCAAGGGGCTATTGAGCTTGCCATGCAGAATGTTCTGAAAAAGTCCTATACCCTCAGTGATTTTGTTGGTATGGAGGATTTCAATGATACGGGTGGGCATTTCGGAACTGAGTTCAACCTGGGTTCCAATGCCGGCAGGCTCAAGTCCATGTACAGCCGTGAGCCCTGGACCTATGCCACGGCCACCCTCATTGCTCGGACTCTGTCATCTATTCCCTTTATTGTGATTGATGAGGCCACAGATGAGATAGTTGAGAACCATCCTCTGTGTGACCTGCTGAATGCCAGCAATGAGATTCAGGACAACACCAGTCTCAAGTGGGTTTCATTCCTGGACCTGATCCTGGGCGGCAACTCATTCCTGGTCTTTGATGAGAAGTATCGCTCAGCCATCCACGTGCCTGTTGAGTATGTCAACATTCAGCTGAGAGAGGGATCCTGTGGGGCTGAGGGGGCCCTCAAGAGAGAACAAGAGGGACCTATATCCCACATTGAGATCCAGGGCCCTGCCATGTGTGCAACTGGATCAGCCAGCAACCGGATTGAGTACAAGAACGTGGTACACCACAAGTTCCCCAACCCGTTCAATCCGTTCTATGGGATGTCAATGTTTGTTGCAGCTGTGAGGCCCATCCTTCTTGACCGTCACAAGAATGAGTTTGAGATGGCATTCTATCTCAGGGGAGCCACCAATGCTGGGGTGATTGAGACCACACAGGATATCTCAAAGGCCCGGATGGACCGGCTCATGAGAACCTTTGAGCAGGCGTTCACCGGCAAACGCAACTGGTGGCGTACCCTGTTCCTGCCCAAGGGGGCCAAGTGGGTCAATTCGGGTCTGACCATGAAGGACATGGAACACCTTGAGGGTCTCAGGGAGAACCGCCGGACACTGCTGGCAGTTCTCGGGATTCCCCCAACCAAGGTGGGCGTTGTTGAGGACGTGAACCGGTCAACCTCTGAGGTTCAGGATCGGACGTTCTATGAGAATACCATCATCCCGCTTGCCAAGTTCTGGGCCAATGGCTGGAACTCATCTTACCTGGTCAGGCAGATCTATCCAGGGTACCGGATTGAGCCAGACCTCTCTGGGGTTGAGGCCGTTGAGGGTAGCCTGACCAGCCGGGGGGAGGCAGCCCAGCAGGTGGACAAGTACCTGGTCATCAATGAGATCAGGCAAGACATCCTGGGGTATGAGCCTCTCAAAGAGACTGACCCCAGGGGGAACATGTTTGTTGCAGAGATCAAGCCTGCCATGGCCGATCCGTTTGGTGGGCCCATGACAGATCCGGATCCCGGGGACATGGGCCCTGAGGACCCAGACCTGGCAGAGCCCACACCGGCTGAGGATGACCCAACCGATGATGACACGGACAAGCAGATGCTTGATGGTGGGACCCGTAAGGCCCAGGCCACCGAGTCTCAATCCCGTACCGAGAAACGTCAAATGAGGAAATATGTCAAGGCATTAGACAGATACCTTGGGGTGTTTCTATCCCAGGTTGAGTATGCCCTGAGGAACCAGAGGGATGTTCGGAAATATCTGGACGTTCACCAGGATGAGAGGGTTAAGGTCTATGTGAGTGAGGCTGACCCAGTCCTGATGGATTCCCAGGAACGTGGTTTCACCCTGGGGACCCACAATGCCAAGACATTCTCAGTGCCACGTGTGGGCCGCAAACAGGCCCTCACGTTTGATCCCGTTGACCTTGAGGCCATTGAGATCCTCAGGGAAAAGGACCGTGACGGTAAGCGCCAGACCCTCAGACAGAGGAACCTGACCACGTTCAAAGGGTTTGACCAGACCAGGACTGAGATCATCATGGATATCATTGAGCGGTCCCTGGCTGATGGCAGGACTGAGGATGAGATTGCCCGGACTATCCGTGGGACCTATGATGACAACTACTCTGGTCAGGCCCAGACAATTGCCAGGACCGAGGTCTTGTCAGCAGTCTCGGCTGGGATACAATGGAATCATGAGGTCCTGGGCCAGGTGTTCAGCGAGGTCAACAAGCAATGGTTCCATGTGGGTGATGTTGGGGCCAATCCGGATGCCCGTGAGGAACATGCAGCATTTGAGAATGCCGGCAAGAATGGGGTAGTGCCCAGCAGTTACGAGTGGGAAAACCCCACAACGGGGGCCAAGCTCCGGTACCCCAGGGATCCCCAGGCCGGTGCCAAGGATGTGATCAACTGCAGATGTACAATGGTCACGGTGATCCCCGAGACAGCCACATCAAACGCGCCAGCAATTTTAGATACCGAATAGCAAAAATTTTATATACTATCCAAGAGAACTATCGAACAACCACACTGGGAGTTTGGCCATGGCACTGGTGATTGTGGGTGAACCCAAAAACGTGCAACGGTATATCAAGCAGAGAGGGGCAGAGAATGGGGTGGATCCTGCAACTGGTCAGCGGGTTGAGTATGGTGGGCTCAAGCGGTTCCCGGCCCAGTCCCGTGGGCAGATGAGAAACCCGTACATTGACAATCCGGAATACCGGGTAGCCCAGGGAACCATCAAGAGTATCCGGGACGGCAATGGTAATGAGCCTGGTACCAAAGGGTTTGACCCGGACGCCAAGATGCTGATCAAGGGTGTGGCCAATGCCAACGTGGTGGACCGGTGGGATGAGAGAATGGAACCCGCCGGCATGGACATCAAGAACTTTGTCAAGAACAAGATCCTGCTGGCTGACCATATGTACTGGACAAACGCTGGCGTGGGTGTGGTTGAGAAAATCTGGGCCGAGGAAAATGGTGTCCACTTTGAGGCATGGGTTGGGGACCCCAAGGCTGGGCTGTTGACCGATGCCCAAAAGGATGTCCGGTCCCTGATCTCCCAAGGGATCCTCAAGACTGTATCCATTGGGTTCATTCCCAAAAAGATCAAGGCCCCGGTCTATGATGAGGAATCTGGCAAGCTCATGGAACCGGCCGTGGTCCTGGAATGGGAACTGTTAGAACTGTCCGTGGTAGCCATTCCCTGCAACCCCGATGCCACGTTTGAGATGAGGCAATATGCAAACAGTTTGCACAAGTCTCATGGATCATGTAACAATGAAATCAAGACCATTGAGATTGATGACAAAGCGTTAAACGGAATGGACCCAGGCCAAAAGATAGCCCACCTCAAGCAACAGTCAACCACCGTTCAGACGCTGATATTCGACAAAGAGAAGTTCACTAAGCAACAGGCCATTGACTGGGCAGAGGAACATGATTTCAAGTCAGATGGAGTTGACGAGACTGAGGACTCATACCGGATCAGGCAACGTGATCCGGATGAATTTATTGAGGATTCATTTAGAACCATTGAGCTTGATGATGGCATCAAGGCCGTAATAGGCAAGCTCAAAGATGATGAGGGAGACAGTGAAATGGAAGAAAAGATCTTAGAAGCCATCAACAACCTCATGACTTTGTGTCAGTCCATGAACGGCACCATGGAGAAAACCCTTGAGGCCACCAACAACCTCATGAAAAAACTTGAGGAAAAGGGTGGCGACAAGCCCAAAGAGGATGATGACAAGGACAAGGACGGTGACAAGTCCCTGGCTGATCAGGTCAAGGAAATCTCTGAGACCGTCAAGGCTCAGGGTGAGAACATCACCAAGCTGTCTGAGGCCATGCTCAAGATGGCTGAGGCAAACAAGGCCGAGTAACCGGGTGGGCAGGGCCTACCGGTATTCCATACGGTAATTTTATAAACATTCATGTGAGGGTTCAGACATGACAACTGCACAAGGAACACCTGCCGATCCGGCAAAGGGAAACATTGACAAGATCTATGATTGTCTGCAGAACAAGCAAGCACCGGCTCAAGGTGGCAAGCCCATCTATGCAAAGGACTTTGAACTTTGCAAGCATCTTGGTTGCAAGACTATCGGGGATGTTGTCGGCCATCGGATCGATGAAACCAATGAGAAAAGTTACAGCCACCCGCTGAACTTTGGCCGCAAAGACTCAACCGGCATGTTGCCTGATGAGACCAGGCTGAGACTGCTGGGTCTGAAAAAGGCCATCAGCAACTGCGAGATCCAAGCCCAGATCAAATACCGGACCCTGATGCCCACGGTGGCTCAGATGAAGTCCACATCATGTTATAAGAATTTCCTTGAGCCCATGCTCAAGGCATTCAACATCACGGACTTCAGTGACTGGGCGGACACCACGGTGCAGGCCCGGTTCTATTTTGAGGAATATGAGATTCCCCACCTGTTGGTTGACGTGTTTGACACGTTGCCCATGGGTGCTGCCTTTGTCCGGGTTCCTGGCGCCCTCGGCCTGCTTGAGGGTCAGCTTGAGACCGATGATGCCACGTTCACGGGTCAGGCCAACACCAGCAGTTCTTACACTGTTGAGGCCAAGAACAACGTGGTTCACACCATCATCACTCAGGACCTGTTGGATGACTCGGCCCCACCTCTGATCGACAAGCTGAGAAAAGAATGCCAGATGGGTATTGTCCGCAGTGAGGAAAAGGTCATCATCAACGGTGATGACAGTTCTCCCCACCAGGATGATGACACCGAGGCCGGATCTGCCAAGCTGTTCAGCAAGGCATACAAGGGTCTCAGGAAACTGGCATTTGCCAATGATGCTGTGGTTGGCGCGGGGTCCATTGTGTACAATCACGGTGGTGATTCAGCCAGCAAATTGTTGTTTGCCAGCTTGCTCAAGCTCATGCGAAAACAGTCCAGTGAAAAGGCTGACCTCAAGTGGATCATGGGAACCAGTGTTGCTCATGATCTGGTCACTGGCGGTATCCCGGAACTGTTCACGGCGTTTGCATTTGGTGGTCTTGCCTCCAACGTAACAGGCCAGGTTCCCCCGGTTTTTGGCGTTAACGGTGTTGAGACTCAGCATATCCGTGAGGATTTGGGCGTTGATGGTCTGGCTGACAATCCGGCTGCAGGAACCAGCACTTGTCTGTTGCTGGTCCAAAAGTCCCGGTTCCAGAACTGGGTCCGCCAAGCCACACGGGTCTGGGCTGCCCCGAGTCTGCCCAGCAGTGACCAGATGCTGATGTCCGCCAAAAAACGCCATGCCTTTGCTGGGTTTCCCCAGTCGGCCAATGAGCGTTCCGTGGTCATGGGCATCAACATTGAGACTGCTGTCTAAATCCTGACAGGCTGTTGTCTGTCTAAGGATTGGACGGTTTCCGGCTTGTTTTCTCCAAACCAATAGCCCCCGTTCCCGTCCACGGGACGGGGGTTTTTAACAGGGAGTCATGAACATGAAAAAGTGTGTACTGCTTGAGGTGGCCAATCTCAAAGGCACCAACCTCAGTATTGCTGAGGCTGGTCTGTTTCTGGACAACGGGAACCAGATCATTGTTGCAGCTGAGGTGGTCCAGAGACTCAAGGTTCAATATAAACCGTTCCTGGTTGAGGTAAGAGACCTGGAAAAGGAACGTCTGTCAGGGGGCTGGTATGAGGTCCTCAGAGGCAAGTCTGATGGTGCAGCTATTGCAGCTGCCCCGGAATCGGCACCCAACCCTGAACCCGAGCCTGCCACTGATCCAGAGCCTGCCCCTGATCCAGAGCCTGAGCCAGAGTCCAAAGAAATGGATGAGGCCCCGGCGGACAAGTCCATGGGTTCCAAACGCGGCAAGAAAAAGGCCCGAACCAAAAAGAGGTAATCCATGTCTCTGGTTGATCTCAACACTGACATCAAGCCCTGGCTGGGTATTGATCCTGGTGACACCACCTATGACACCATCCTGTCCATGATTCAGAACTCGGTTGAGCAGGCTGTCAAGAATTACACAGAGGCTCAGTTTGAACCAACCGTGGTCACCAATGAGATCCTGGACGGGGACAAGGCAGATACGGTTACCCCCAAGAACTACCCGCTGATATCTGTGCAACAACTGGTGTTCTATGTGGACGCTGATGGGTCAGGTGGGTCTGTGATTGATTCCAGTGAGTACACGGTGAACCCAGAGGGTGTTGTCCTGCAGTCAGCCACCTATTCCCCCTATGGCAGGGGCCGTATCCGGGTGGACTATACCTGGGGATATGCCTCCCTACCTGATGATGTCAAGATGGCCATCCTACTTGGTGTTGAGGCCACGTTCAGACGCCGTGGCCGCAAGTCCATTGGCCTGGGCGGCCGGTCCAAAAAGGATGAGTCCGAGCGGTTCACTGCATCTGGTGGCGGGGATCAGGCTGCCTGGGATTCCAAGACTGGGTTACCTAAAGAGGTGGTTGCCATGCTGTCCCATTACCGGGCCTTTGAGATCCCGGTCCAACCAATGGCGGTACGCAACCGGTGAAACAGGAAACACTCAACCAATATACCCGTGATAAGTATGAGCATGATCGCTCATGCATTGACGGGTATATTACCCTCATCAACAAGTTCACTGGCAGAATCACTGAGGTCAGGTGTCCCTATTGCAAGACGATCGAAAAAGCCCAGGCCAAGAGGGCAGCCCAGCAAAAGGCAATCATGGCTATGTCAGACGATTGATTGCCGGTAGGGCCTATCAGTTCCCGGTGATGTGTCCACGTTGCCGGTGTTCAAATATCAAGCAACACTATGCCCAGGGGTTTCATTTCTGGACCTGCCTGGACTGCTGGCTCTGGGGGCCTGCAAGAGATGGTTAAGAAAAAGAAACCCATAGACCATCTGGTCAAGACCATTGGCAAGATCAGGGACAGGCGCATCAAAGCCCACAACCTGGCCATGATTGAATTGGGTGAGATTGCCAAACTGCAGGCTGTCCAGAATGTCCGTGAGGAATTTGGGCATCGGGTCCCGGGCAGACGGCAAACCGGCCAGCTGATGAATTCCGTGTTCACCCGCCGGGAAAAGGTAACAGGAACCAAGTTGCTGATGATCTGGCTGGGAACTCGCCGAATTCCATATGGCCGGATTCATGAACTGGGTGGGGTGGTCAAACCGGTCCAGGCTCGATGGCTCTGGCTCAAGCAGTATCAAAAGGTCCCAGCCAAGTTCAGACGCATGACACCAAGGGAGTTCATTGAGAACAAACGCAAACGGCCAGATGAGTTCCAGATCTTCGAGGACAACAGTGGTGGGCTGACTGCCTGGTACAAGGGCCCAAGCAAGTATGCTCAGGGGGCACGGAAAAGGGGCAAGCCCAGGATCCGGATAGCCAGGTGGATTCCTTTGTTTTTCCTCAGGAAACAAGTTAAGATCCCAAAGAGACCTTACCTTGTACCGGCTGCAGAGTTTGCTATCAAGCAATACCGTAAGGTGATGAACAAACACCTGAACGCATTGATGAGAGGGTCCTGATGTCTGACATACGTAGTGCAATCATTTCCGGCATTGCTGCCCGTTTGGCCACCATCACAACGGCCAATGGGTATGCCATGACCGTTAGGCAGATATTCTCAGACGGCAAGATCCCTATGGGCCTCAGCCTTGATGAGACTGAGGTCCCGGCTATCCTGGTTCTTGACGGCCCGGATGACCCAAGAATGCAACATCAAAGGCTTTACGGTTCCTGGGAAATCGCGCTACAATTGATTCATGTCGATGTTGCAGACTCGGTGATGCATCAGTTCTGTGGGCAGGTATACAAGGCAATCTTTGCTGACAGTCCCACAGCTGAACGTAATGACGGTTTTCGGTCCATCCATCCATCCATCTATCAGGTAGATCCATTACCTATTGTCCCTGACTTACATATGATCGATGGTAACCGTATCTATGAGTGTGCTTTTGCAGTGAATTACACTGCACGATTGTTCAACATTTGACAGGGGGTTCATCATGAACAGAGTTGTTGGAATTCTTTTGTTAACAGCCGGGATGTTGTTTGCATCACTGGCAACTGCTCAGGTTTTCTTTGCGAACACAAGAACTGGCCGGATTGAGTATGCTCGTGGGTCCGCCGGACTCACTGCCCAGGATGCCATTGCTGCAGCCTCGGTGGGCGGAAATCTGCTCAGCTGGGCCATCTGCATGGATGCTGTTTCTGCAACCCAGGGTTCCTCAATTGGTGCAGCATCTGCATCAACGGACATCTCTGGTGGCACGGATACCACATTCAAAGTCACGGTTGATGGGGGTACCCAGGTTGATGTCACTCTGACTGTGGCCAGTCTCAATACAGGGGCCCTGATTGCTGCAGCAATGGAAACAGGCATCAATGCCGCGATTGCCGCTGAGGGTGGTGCGGTCTCTGTCATCTTTGATGACTCGGATGATCATTACGAGATCTATTCGAGACTTACAGGGACATCCTCAACTGTGGCCATTGCCGATGGTGCAGCCAATAACGTGGCTGATGACCTAAAGATCGGTACCGCCAATGGTGGGACCGAGGTCTCAGGCAGTGCGGCCAATGGCGGGTACCTGGCAGTGTCCAAGAACGCTGACCCGTCCAGTGATGGGATCAGGCTGGCAGCTGGTGATTGTCATGCTTGCAGCAACTGCAGTCCCAAGACCCTCAAGGATACCAATGTGGTAGCCTCGGTTGAGGATACCGGATACGTTGTTATTCAATGGCGACAGTGACAGGGAGTTAGAATACCCCCTGAGGATTGCAAACAGGGCTTTTCATGAACTTAACAAGAGGGGATATATAGATGGCCAAGTACAGATCAAAGGTTGATTTCCTGCAGGTCTTTGAAGGAGACAAAGAGGGTTTCAACGTAGGTCTGGATGGGTCTGTCTTTGTGCGTAAGGAAGCAACACAACGGACATTCATTGCCCCCAGGATTGGAACCCAGGGTTCCTCTGTTGGGGATACTGCAGCCTCAACAGACATCTCAGCGGGAACGGATGATTCCCTCAAGGTGGCTGTTGATGGTGGGACCGTTGTTGATGTGACCTTAACGCTGGCCGGCTTGACAACCGGTGCAGCAATTGCAACGGAGCTTGAGACACAGATCAATACAGCTTTGGCTGCAGCCGCGCAAGATGGACGTGTCTGGGTTGATTTTGATGGTGGGGATGACCACTATGAGGTCTATTCTCAATTCACCGGAACAACATCATCTGTGGTGATCACTGATGCCACAGCTGACAACGTGGCAGATGATCTCAAGTTGGGCACGGCAAACGGTGGGACCGAGACTGCCGGAACCGATGACCAGGATTTTCTGCTGTACACAACTGGCGGGCCCACATTTGAGCAACCGGTTGAATCCAATCCACACAGAACTGGCCGGTTCCATACTGGCGTCCTGAAACGCAAAAAGGTTGCCGAGTTTGACATTGACACCCTGGTGAATATGTCCGGTTCTGCAGGGGCATCCATCGATGCTGCCCTGATGTTGTTACTTGAATCCATCTTTGGCACCGAGACCGTCACGGCCAGCCAGAGTATCAAGTACACCCAGGGTTTGCCCAATTTCACGTTCTCCATGGTCCGGGTCTCAACCATCTTTGCCGAGTATTACACTGGGGCCTATTGCCGTGATTTCACTCTGACTCTGCCGGGTGAGTCCGAGGCCACCATGAAGTTCACCGGCAAGGCAGCCAAGGCAAATATGGCTGGCATCGGCCAGATTGATGGGTTGGTATCGGGATCAGCAACAGTCACCCTGAACACTGACCATGCTAAACGGTTCTATGGTCAGCCCCCGGTGATGATTGTGGGCGCCGATGGCAGGACCATCACAGCTGGTGCTGATGGGTCTCTGACCATTGACAGCATCAGTGTGGCGACTGATGAAGTTGTCTTGTCAACCACGGTGGATGCTGAGGATGATGGGTTCCTGGTGTTCTGGCATCCTGGGGCCATCCAGCAAACTGGCAGGGACAATCCGTACACTGACCTTGAGGGTTCATTCAAGTTCAACAGTTCCGGTTCTGTCATCGATACCACCCAGATCACTTTGGCTTTTGCCAATGATCATGTGGACCTTGACAACCGGTTTGGGCGGGATGCCAACGTGGGCTTTGTTGCCGGCAACCGGGCAACGGGGACACTTACGGTTGAGTTTGACCTGTCCAATGAGAACCTGGGTGATCTGGTCCAGGCCCGCGAGTTTTCTGGATTTGCTCCGGAAATCATCTTGGGTGACTCGGCAACTGGCCGATATCTCAAGATCACTGCACCAAAGTGGATCCCATCCATACCACCCATTGACGTGCCCGAGTCAGGAACTACCAGCATCTCAATGGAAGGTAACTTTTATCAATCGGCCCCGGGTGCCCGGGATCCGATCAGTGTTGAATGGTTGTAACGCCTTTTGCCCTAATGGGGAGAGTCGCGTGTGAGGGGACGCCCCCCCTTGGCCTCTGGTCAAGGGGGGTTTTCTTTGATATCACTGAAACAGAACCAATCAAAAGGGAGTGAGACACATGGCTATTACCGTCAATCAGATCCGGAAACTCAATTCAATCCGGGTAATCTCTGTGAGGGATGGTGCCCTTGATAAGGATGATCCTGAGTTCAAAGAAAAGTGGGAGCGCTATCAGCAAGATCCCCAAAAGCATGAGAGCTTGCTCAAGTTCAAACCTGAGATGCAGCCCACAGTCTTTGTCTGCAACTTTGAGTTCACCGGAAAAGAACAGGCCAATATCAAGGATGCTATGCTCAAGGGCTTTGATGTGGACGACAATAGCCCAAAGATCAGCATGGGCCGGTGGGCTTACATGGTGGCCAAGTATGCCATCAAGGACATCCAGAATCCCCCAAACGTCAAGGACACTATCACGTTCCGTAAGGACGGTAGGGGGTATGTCCATGATGACACAATGACATTCCTTGAGAGGCTGGGCATTGCCCAGGAAATCCTGCAGGTGTACAATAACCTCATAGAACCTGACAAAGATGAGGTTGCAAACTCAAAAAACTGATCATGGCACTGGTTGACCTGTCATGGGCCAGTGCAAAAGACCGTAAGAGATTCAGCTGTGATAAGTGCCGGGAATCAACAAAGATACAGCGTAGGTGCCAGGAACCTGGTCATGACAACCTACCGCCCGGCAAGTATCACAGGGTTGATGACCAGGGTGTCAAGTTCAGGTTCTGTCCTGGTAAGGCTACCTGGAACCCCACCATTACCAACCTATTCAACCAATGCCGTGTATCGCAGATCACCGGCCACCTGCCTGGGCCCGGTGGTCTTGATGACCAGCCCGAGTTGTTCACAGAGGTGTATCCCGTTTTTGTCGAGAGGTGGCAGGAACGGCAATATGCCCGTGTGTGGCGGGACGTGGGTGAGTTCTCACCCGAGATTCTGAAACAATTTGGCAAGATGTTCTCGGCTCTCTTTGGTGGCAAAAAGGGTAAGGGTAGGTAATGGCAGTCACAACATCAGATGAACATGTCATCCCCATTGGGGTTGAGGACCGCGCTGAACAGGCCCTCAAGCGCCTTGAGAAACGCGGCAAGTCTCTTGTCCAGGGATTCAGCAAAGTCCAGGCCACCGTGGTCACACTGAACCAGACCTGGGAACTGGCCGGCAGGGTCATCAACAAGTTCAACCAGGGTATTGATGCCACGGTGGGCTCAGCCATCAGGCTGCAAAAAGAGGTGGCTGAGGTTACCACCCTAGTCAGTGATGCAGCTGGGGCCCAGGAACAGTTCACGGAACAGGTCCTTGACCTGCAAGCCCAATTTGGCGGGGATCAGGCAGACAAAGCCAAGGCATTCTATCAGGCCCTGTCCTCTGGTGCCGTTGATTCCAGCAATGCCATGACCCTCTTACAATCTGCCCAGAAACTGGCCATTGGTGGTGTCACCAATCTCACCACGGCAATCGGTGGTCTGACAAAGCTCATGCAGGTGTACAGCATGAGCGCTGATGATTCAGCCCGTATCTCAGACATCCTGTTCATCGGCATGAAACGTGGCCAGACCACCATTGGGGAACTCTCGGCCCAGATCGGTCAGGCAGCTGGTACAGCTGCAGTGCTGGGTGTGGACCTTGAGGAACTGGTAGCCACGGTGTCAAACGTGGCCACAGTCTCACGGAATACCCAGGTGGCAACCACTGCTGTCCGGGCGGCAATGGTTGCCCTGACACAGCCCACAGAGGCCCTCAAGGACGTGTATAACAGGCTGGGCTTTGAATCAGCTGAGGCTGCCGTCCAACAGCTGGGCTTTGTCGGGACTCTCAAGGCCATCACCAGAGAGGGTGGCAGTTCAGCCACGGCCATCAAGGAACTGTTTGGATCAGTCGAGGCCCTGCCGGCCATCACGGCATTCACCTCTGAGTCCATCAACAAGACATTCATTGCCACCATGGATGACATGGCAGCTGCAGCTGACAAGGCTGGGTCAGTCACTGATGAGGCATTTCAGAAAATCGCCCAGACAGCTGATTTTCAATTGAGCAAGGCAGCCGGTCAGGCCCAGGCAGCATTGACCCGAATCGGTCAACAGATCCTGGTGGTTCTGTTGCCAGCCATCCAAGGGCTCAATGTGGCCCTGGAAAAGGCAGGCAGGCTGGTCAAGGCTCTGGGGGATGCCTTTGATGCTGTGGACTGGGATCAGATTGCCATCTCCGTGGGCATCATATCGACGGCCCTAACCATCATGGTAGCCCCGATGATTGTTACCAATCTGGGTATCATTGTTGGTGGGTTCCAGGCATTGGCCACATGGCTGGGGGCAGCTGTTGTCCCTGCAGCTATCCTGGCTGCCAAGGTGGTTGCTATTGGTGTGTCAGTGGTGGCTGTGGCAGCTGCCATTGATATCCTCATCAGGAATTTTGACCGGCTTGATGAGCTTGGCGATATGGTGGGTGATGCCTTGGTGGCGTGGGCCAAGCGGGTTGAGCGGACTATCCGTGGTGTGATTCTGGCAATTGGTGTGGGTGTTGAGGGTATCATTGAGGGCTTGAACTCAATGGGCTTGGCATCTGACGAGGCCCTTGACAGACAACGGAAAAAGAACCTTGAAAACCTCAAGGCTTTTGAACAGGTTGAATCTGAGATAGCTGTCATTGACAAGCAACTTGAAAAGTCTGCCGAGGGCATTGACTTTGGCTTTGCCGGCCAGATTGGCAAGTTTGTTGCGGGTCTCACAGACGGCATGAAAAAGGCAGAGGCCCAGGCCAAGAAAACCGGCAAGGTTGCCGGTCAGGCTGCAGCCCAGGCAGCTGGTGGGGCCCCGATCAAGACAGACAAAGAGGCCCTGCAACTACTTGAGCAGATGAGGGCCCAGACAGCCCAAATGCAACTTGAGGCTGACAAGTTTGGCAAGTCCCAGATCCAACAGATTCAGTTGCAGCTTGATCATGACAGGACACGACTGAGGCTCATGGCCGACAAGCTCAAGGCAGAAAAGAAACTCACCAAAGAGGTGGCCGAACAACTCAGGCAACAGGACATCCTGTTGCAAAAGCAAGCAGAACAACAGATTGGGGCTATCAGACGGCCTGCCCTGGTGGATCCGGATGAGATTCAAAAGATCGGCGATACCCTTGGGTCTGGTGTTGCCCAGCATATTCAGGCAGCGTCTGCTGGCATGGCTGAGGCCGTTGCCCCACTGGCTGGGGCAGCATCCCTGGCTGGTGCTATGGCCAGTGTGGCCCTTGCCCCGGTGACTGCAGCCAATGCCGTTCTTGACGCTGCCCAGGCCCTGGTTGATGCCATCCCCAATCTGATTCAAAAGGCAGCTGATCTGATATCATCAGTGACCGATCTGCCCAAGCGATTGACTGAGGTGATGAGAAACCTAGTCAAGGAATTGATACGCTTTGTTGCTGAATTCATTCCGAATATCATTGATGGCATAGGTGACAAGCTCAATGACATCATTGTGGGCTTGCTCATCAAGTTACCTCAGGCATTTTCTAATTTGCTAACCGAGGGTATCCCCAAGGCCATGTCAGCCTTGATTGCTCGGATCCCGGAATTGGCCACGGCCCTGGTCCGGGGGCTGGTCTCACGCCAGAGTAAGATAGCCATTGCCTTTATGCGCTGGGCAATCATTGAGGCCCCCAAGCTGGCTTTTGAACTCATGAAAGTCATGTGGACTGAACTGCCGCCGGCCATCCTTGAGGGTGTCAAACAGGGAGCTATGGAAATTGCCAACAGCATTGCCAATGCCCTGGGCATGGCTGACATCTTTGATCTGCCTGAGCTTGATTTCAGTGATGCAGAAAAGGCATTGCAGAACCTGGGTGACCGGGTCAGCCGGTCAGCATCCCAGATGTTTGAGGTCCTGGACGCTGAGGCTGCGGCCCGTGGGATGGACATTGCCGACCGGATCCGGAATGCCATTGCATCCAGTACCAACCGGATCCCGGATCTGTTTGCCAAAGCCTGGGCCAAGCTCCGTGAGGTATGGCTGCATATCTGGAACACCATCATCCAGCCGTTCCTGGATATGCTCACAGCAGCCTGGACCTGGATCAAGGACAACATCCTCAACCCATTCCTTGACGCTGCCACAGCCTTGTTTCAGGTGGCAGAGCAGATCCTCATGGGTGTGGTTGATGCCCTGGGGGCCACGTGGGAGGTCCTCAAGGGAATATTCCAGTGGTTCATGGATTCTGTTGAGGGGGTATGGAATACGCTGAAATCCACCTGGCAGTGGATTGATGACAACATCCTCAGTCCCATCAAGGACATTGGCAAGAAAATATGGCAGGGATTTTCAGACGCCATTGATTTCAGTCAGTTCACCAAGATGGGTGACATGATATGGAACCCGATCAAAAAAGGCTTTGAGGGTGTTGGTAGGATAGTCACTAGGGCATTCAAGGATCTCAATATTGATACTCTTTTCAACAAGATATTCAAGGTTCCTGATTCAGCCTGGGGCAAGGGTACCATTGAAAAAACCCTCAATGTTGATGTTCCGTTCCTCAAGTTTGCTGAGGGTGGTGTGATTCCTGGCAGGCCGGCAGTCAAGGGAGACAGTGAGGTCAATGACAGAATCATTGCCATGGTGTCCCCTGGTGAGGCATTCATTCCAAGATCTGTGACCATGCATCCGGTCCTTGGCAAGATTGTCCAATGGTTGATTGATTCCAGAAACAAGCTCCCCAAGTTTGGCTTGGGGGGTACGCTTGGTAAGGTTGTGTCTGGTGATGTTGGTGGGGCAATTGCTGATGTTCAGAACATCTCAGTTGAGCAGATTGGAGAGGAGGCCCAAAAGGCCATTGATACCGTCAAGGGTCTGGATATTGTGGCAGCCATGAAAAAGATCCGTAAATTTGTCATGAATGAACTGATGATGAGGATCTTTGAGGCAAATCGGTTCCATGATGGCGGCTTGATCCCAGCATATGCTGGTGGTGGGGTGGTGCCCATTGGTGCTGAGGCTGGTGAGTTTGTTGTCCAACGGTCCCGGGTACAGCCCAACTTGCCGGCTCTGCAGGCCGTCAATGATGGGGCTGATGTCCGGATGGGTGGTGGGGACACGTACAACCTGACCATCAACATGACCACCAGCATGGATGAGGCTGGTGTCAGAACCAGGCTGATCCCGATGATTGACAAGCATCTGAAACGCCGATCCCTTGAGGGCCGGTCAGTGATATCAACTCGCGGCTTGAGGACCCCAGTCTAATGGCTATTACTTATTACGGATATCTATCTGAGGGTTACCTGGCCCACACCACCTATGGATACCTGGCAGGTAGGGCAGAGAATGCCATCGGGATGCAGGTGGATATGATCACTGATGGGTCTGAGGAAATCGGTGTTCAGACTGAGATGAAAATTGTGGACTCAACAGATGATGAGTTCATTGGTATGCAGGCTGGGATGGTGGCGGCTGGGACTGATGTTGTGGGATCCCAAGCCAGCATGATCATTGCCAAGGACAAGGCAACCGGTTCCCAGGCAGAGATGAAAATTGTTGATGCCACCGATGATGAGTTCATCGGCATGCAAGTTGAGATGGTGATCAAGGATGATGAGGCCATTGGTATGCAGGCCAATATGGCCAGAGCCATTGCTGTCAGTTGTCAGGTCAATGGGGTCCTGTACAATGTTACACAGCTGAGGATCCTGTGTGATTTCATCAGCCGGGGAACCCCAGCCCTGGGCGGGAACAACTGGACATCAATGCAATCCATGGCCGCTGATGATCTTGGTGACCTCAGCAATCTGAACAATGACCTGATTGAACACAGGGCCCAGACAGCAAATGGTGTGACAGCTATCTGGGAAATCCGGTGTGACACCGGGATCACCAATGCATTTGTTGATACTCTGGCAATCCTGGGACACAATTTCACCAAGGGTGCCAGGGTAACATTCCAGGCCAGCAATTCAGCCTCATGGACATCGGTGGATGAATCGGTGGTTCTGACCACTGAGCTTGACAATATGTATTGGATCAAACCCACACCGGCCAGCAGTGCATACCGATACCGCAGACTGATCATTGAGGATTCTGCAAATGCTGACAATCACCTGTATATTGGGTGCATTGTGTTCGGACTGGCCAATATCCTGAGCCCAACAGCTGAGTTTGACAACCCGGCAACCTTTGGCCGTAGGCATTTCAAAGATACCCTTGAAACCGAGGGTTTCACCTCGGTGTCTAATGACCGGGCAACCCGCAAGATCCTGGGCCTCAGGTGGTCTGAACTCAACCGGTTTGGAACCAACTACCGGATCCTTGAGAACTATATGCTCAGTGCCAAGACAGACCTTAAGTGCTTGATCATTCCGAGGCCCACCAGACCATCAGCCCTGGCAGTGTTCAGCAAACTTGTGGATTTGCCTGAGGAATCACATAACAGTGACTCGGTTGAGGATGACAACTGGCATGTAACACTTGAACTGAATTGGGATGAATCAAAGTGAGTTCATCAAATAGACGGCCATATGAGTCAGCCACATCACTCACCCAGGATGTTCTGGACAATTCCCAGGACAACCTGGTGCAGAAGTTTGAGATGATCGCTGAGATTGAGGCCCCTGATGGATCCACCCTGTACCTGTCAGACCGGCCCAAGTTTGTTGGTACCAGATTCTATGCCAATCGGGTGACGTTCCCCCCGATCCGGAAAACCGTTGGGGAATGGCTCAGCGGACAGTTGCAGTTCTCAACTGTTGAGATCCAGGTTAACAACACAGACGGGTTCTATTCCAACTATCTGCCGGCTGGGGCAGACTTTGACCCCTGGCTGGGTTTGCCCATTGAGATCAAGATCGGCCTGGCTGAGATAGCCTCAACCTATGAGACCATATTCAAGGGCTTTGTCACACCCGAGGCCGGGGTTGAGCGTTCAACCAAGACATTCACCCTCATTGCCAGGTCCAGGTTTGACAAGGTCAACACCAAGTTCCCTACCGATTCCCTCATCAAGGATGACTGGCCGGATCTTGAGGATGAGTTTGTTGGCCTGGGTGCCCCGGTGATCTATGGTGACTGGACCACGGAACTGAGACCCGAGGCACCAGAGGTTCCATGCTACCCCGTGAATGGCCTGGATCCTCTCGTGAATGCATCTTTGGATCCCCCAGACCCAAACGTAGGGGATACCGCTTTACGTTGCGTGATAGCCTCTGTGGACCTCAAGAGCCTATCCACAGATTCAATCACGCTATACCGTGGGGATGCCTATTATACGTTCTCATCTGGGGACATCAGTATTGTGGGTGGGTCCGGCAATGCCGTGATTGATATTACCCAAAAGAACCTGATGGTGGATGATGGTGCCGGCGGTACCCAGCCATGGATCTATGAGACTGGGGATGAATTCTATTGTGAGTGTGTAGGCATTGATCTGGGTGGGAGTGAGGACAATGTGGTCCTGCAGGCCAAAGACCTGCTCAAGCGGTTCGGTGGACTGGTCAATGGGGACTTTGATGCTAACTGGGCCACGTTTGCCGCCAAGTCCACCCCGATTGAGTCAGCTGTGGCCAATCGGAAATCCCGGGTCTGGGTGCAGGAACCAAAGGAAACTTTGGCATATGCCCTGTCTCTGTTGGAACAGGTCAGACTTGAGAATTTTGTCTCACGGGACAATCTGTTCAAGCTCAACAGCCTGCACTTTGATGAGTTTGTTGCCAGCCCCACGTTCACACTGAGGAACTGGGACATTGGCCGGGATTCATTCAGGCCCCAGATCGATGAGAGGAACAACTGGAACCGGGCCAAAGCTGACTATGCATTCAGCCCACCGATCAATGAGAACCGACTGTCAACCCCATGGTTCCGTAACCAAACGGCCATCACTGCAGCCGGCAAAGAGATCAGCAAAATACCAGTGTTTCCCAACTTGTACATTGAATCCGACGTGACCACAGAACTCAAAGAGATGATCAAGCTGGCCTCAGCCTATGCTGAGTTCATTGAGGTCCTGGCAACCAGCCGGGCCATGCTCAAAGACATCGGGGATTTCATTGTGATCGGAACCAACATTGGGTCTGTTGATTTCACGGGAACTACGGTGCCCGGGATGATCCGTGATATTGGATACAACCCAGATGGTTTGGGGATCCCCATGAGGATCTGGTCATTTCAGATGGTGCCTTTTCCTGGATATAGTCCGGGGTTTTCAGGTATAACAGGTGGTAGTACAGCCACCATCACACAGGAAACGTAAGGGGTTCATCATGGCTGTTGACGTGACAGTATCAAAAGGACTTAAGACAGATGCCCTTGGGGCTGTTGCAGACAGTCTTGCTGGGGGTGGGACGGGCCTTGATCTCGGTCAGTGCATCAACTCTCAGTACTGCCCCATCATATCCCAGGCAGCCAATACCGGCTGGCAGGATCTGTATGCATGGCATGATGCAACGGTTGATGAGATCACGGAATGCAAGACCCACATCGCCGTGTACAGCCAGTCATATGGTGGTGCTGATTCAGCTGCCAATGACTATGCCACCTTGATTGCCAAGGGCAATGCTGACAATGAGGCAACGGCCAATAACTCGGACGGCAATGCCTCGGGTCTCAGGATTGACCATGGTGGGATTGACTTGGCTGGCCTTGGGGCCTCAGCGTTCCTGCCGTCCAGAGCCCAGGTTAATATCTATGGCAACAACAACACAGACGGTATTGACCTGGCCAGTGCCTTTGATCTGCACGTTGATGCCATGGTCTATGACAATGCTGGCTCAGAGGTGGATGCAACCACCCCCGAGACAGGTAAGATTGGCAAAATCGGGGATACCGTCCTGGGCGATCACATGCATATTGGCATGAGGTTCTATCTTGAGGATTCTGCCCCAGACGGTGGGATCATTCAGTGGGACTGGGTGTTGGCCTATAGCTTCACCGCCTGATATCATTGGGGTTTGTTGTGTTTCTGACAGCCGAACAGAAAAAGCAGATGCTGCCTAAGATATACGGGGTCCTGCCCTGGTATCGGCTGAGGTGGCGGTTTGATTTTCTTGACGGCAAGGTCAGGTATGGGATCTGGGATGGGGCAGGTGACCGACTTGATGACATGGCTGCAGTGGTCAACAAGACCGGTCTGGCTCGGGCTGTCATTGAGGGAGAGGCCCATCATGATGGGTATGGGATCAAACCTCTGTTTGAATGTGATGGGCATATGTATGCCATGGCAAGGTGGAGGGCAGCTGCCCCCTTGCCGATATTTCCCAAGGGGTCTTATAAATCCCCGGGCAAGGTGATTGGCCTGCAGTTCCTGTTAGCCAACGGGTACAAGGTTACCGTATACAAGGACGGGCAAACCAAGACCGAGTTGATGGATGAGTATGAGAAACGGTTTGCCAATTTTGAACACAGACTGGGGGCAGGGTAATGGCTGAGACCACCACCACCGTTGGCCGTTCTGAGTTGGAACATCCTGATTTCAATCATGATGGGGGTACCAACTTACACACCAAGGTCAGGACGGCCTGGACAAAGCTTAGTGATGATGACAACTCACGGTTTTTCACTGAGGATGCCCTGGCTGATTCTGCCTCTGTGGATTTTGACCACAATTTCAAAATCGCCTTTTCTGATCTCAGGGTGATCCTGTTCAATCGGAACACAGGCACTGGGGAACTCACCAGGATTGTCACTGGTGGGACCCCAGATCTGGATGATTTCACCATTGTGGCGACCCCTGGCTCAACCACCACCCAGGTCCGGGTAACCAACAACACCGGCTCAGCCCAGGACATTGCCCTGGTTGTGGTGTGTGCTCCCACGTTCCTGGATGATCACATTGATGTGAATCTATCCACACCCCCAGAGGATGGGCAGGCCCTGGTCTATGAGCCTGGGACTGGCTGGGTTCCCGGTGCCAGTGGTGACTCATCATTCAAGATCCAGGATGTGGCAGCCACGGGTGAGACCACCATCAAGGGTGGTCATATGATAGACAACCGGAACCGCCAGCTGGCAACCTATGATGGGTCCGGTACGGCAGAGACAGACTTTTTTGGGGACCTTGATATTGACTTGGACAACCTGGAATCATCCCCCACCAATGACACCACCTATTACCTGTACATAGATGATAATACCCTGAATTACCCCATCACCACCGATGCAGACAGAGACCTGTATGGGATCCAAGAGGCCAACTTGGTTCTGTTGACCACGGCCCCGGATGCAACCAACCTGGCACGGTACATGTACCTGGGCTTTGTCCGCCGGGCAACTGCAGCCTGGTCTACCACGGTCTTTGGGACTACCCCACAGAAACGCCAGGACAATGCCCCGGTGGCAGTGAGTCCGGTGGCATACACCGAGACAGACACGGTGACCGGGTTCGGTGGGGCCACGGGAACCATCACCCACAACAAGAACATCCCGGTCAAGGATCAGCAGTGGGTGGCGTTCTATGATGATGGCGCCAATGAATACCAGCTGGATGGGTCTCAGTTTGTTACCCAAAAGACCAGGGATGTTCTCACCTATGATTTCAGTTCCTTGAACCTCACGGATACTGTGACGGTCAAGTTGCTCAACACTGGGATCACACCCAGCATCATTCCGGTTGAGTATTTTGACCGAACATTCACCAGTGATCCCAACCTGCCGGCCAGCCCGATTGACACCAACCTGGCTGATGTCCCGCTGACCATGATCATTCAGCGGTATGATGGTGTGGACTGGGTCCCGATCCACAACGTTGGCGACTATATCAAGATAGGCCCGGCACCAGCCCGGCAACTGAGAGGCGATATCTCAAGCCTGAGCCCATCATCTGCCAACCCCATACGGATCTATCTGGCCATCGGGGCAATGGCTCTGGCTGTCGATCCGAACCGCTCACAGTCAACTGATTTGATAGCCACGGCATACACAGCCAAGATCTGGGACAAGGTCCTCAGTGATACCAATGCAGGCATCCTGACTCACACCCTGCCGCCCAATCCGGTGCAGGGGGATGAGGTTGAGTTCATCGATGCCACGGGATCCTGGGGATCCAACAACCTGACCATTGACCGGAACGCCAAGAACATCAACGGGGCTGCCAGCAATTTCACATGTGATGGTACAATGAGGGGTGTGACATTCACTTACATCAATGCTGCACAAGGATGGAGAACCAGAATCTATGCTTAAGAATTTATTAGCTTTTGTAATTGTATCGGCTTTGGTGGGTGGGTATTTTGCCCTAGCTCAGACCTCGGATTCATCCAGGTGGGAAACCATCATGCAGGCCCTTGACCTAACCACTATGACCATCAAAAACATTACTTATGATGACAATGTGACTATCACGGCCAATGGGTCTGGGAAACATGTCTATGTTAATAGCGGTACCGGGACCGGCGCAATATTCATGAGCCATGGTGATGGGCTCACCATGTCTGTCCGGTCTGACCATGTGTCATTGTCAGCCGGTGATGAGTTTAGGGCTGACAATTACTCAAACTCTGGTGGGGCTGGGGCCCCCAGTTTTCCCGATGGCCTGGGTGCAACTGGTACTGTGGCAGTGACTGGTGATGTGGATGCCAGTGACCAGGTAATGGGGGACATCGGACAATTTGATACTATTGTGAATGAGAATGATACAGCTGCCCCAGATTTCACCCGAGGGATTCAGGTGACATCAGCAGCTGGTGTTAACATCACTGGGGGTGGTCATTTCACCACAGATAGTGGTGGTGAGGTAAGGGCAAACACAACAAAGACAAATTCTATTGTTGAGCGCTTACTGAACAATGGCGTCACAATAGAGGGTGTCCATTTTGAAAACAGTGTAATAGACAGCGGCAATATTTCTGTTGGTAATTTTGTTGTTAGATCTATTTTGATTTCAACAGGGTCAATAGCCAACGGCAGTGAGGCTATAATATTAGATGATACTACCCTTGCCAGTTATGCCCACTATTTGTGTTGTGCTCAGTCAGCGGCAAATACATCTCAGCTAGGTTCAGCTGCGTGCTCAATGTGTGGTGTTGCTGGCGACGGTACCGATCATGCCAGTTGTGCCGTAATACTGAGTGCTGGTGGTCTTGAGATTTCAACGTGTGCATCAGTGGGGACTGATGAGGAAATATGCTTAAAAAACACATCAGGGTTCACCAGAATTGGGCGGGGTGGGTGCCATAGATTGTACTAATTTTGGGGGATATAATGAAAAAATATTTTATTATTATAGCTTGCATTGCTGTTGCTGCATACGCCCTTGCCCAGACTGGGCGCGACAGCGAGGTAAAAAGTATTTACGAGGGGTTTGGCATTGTTTTTAAAACCTACCCGACAGGGGGGTCGGCCGATACGACGAGTGCCAAGGTTACGCATGACGGCAAGTTGCAGGTCGACACGGTTGACGAACTAACGGCAGCGGCCGGCGTTACCGTTGACGGTGTTACGCTCAAGGACAACAAGATTGAGACAGCCGGGGCAGTGTCTGGTGGGGCAGGCGGGGTAATTACAGACAACAGCATCACGGCTGATGATCTTGCTGCCAATTCAGTGGATAGCTCAGAGATTGCCCCCAATGCTGTACAATCATCTGAGATTGACACTGGGGCGGTTACCAACATTAAGTTAGGAACCAATCTTGATGCTGCCAATTTTGCCGATGGCACTGTTAGCAATACTGAGTTCCAGCATCTTGATGGTGTGTCTGCAGATATCCAAGGCCAGCTTGACGCCAAGGTCAATGATACCGGGGCTGAAAGTATCGGTGGGACAAAAACATTCACTACCGGGATCGTCCTTGGGACTGGAAACGCAACCTTGAACTTTTACCACAGCGAAGAAAATAATGCCGTTGCGACTACTGGCCTTTCTGGTTCTCCCACGGTCAACTGGGAATTCCATCGTATTGGTAACGTGGTATTCGCCACAAACACTAGCACCGTGCTAGGGACAAAGAGTGGAGCTGGGAAGCTAACCTGGGTTAACGCTGCCCCTACCGACTTCCGGCCTCCGTCAACCAAAGACATGATCGATGTAGGTACGGTCAATAACACTGAAGACACCCGCAGGTTCAAGGTCACCAGCGCAGGAACCATTGAAATGTTCAACACTGTCAATGCTGGATCTATCCCAGATTCAACAACCAATGTTGGTTTAGATCAGGAAATCACACTCACTTGGACCATAGACTAGGTGACCCATGACCGTACCCAAAAGAGCCCAGAACGTACACCGTACATACATCACCCCACTGGCTGGGGCTGAGATGGGTTCTGATTTCACCACGGAAATCATTGACTGGAAGGAAATGGTAGTGGGGTCCATCCAGGCTGTGTGGTCTGGTAATGATTAAACTAATGGTGAGCTTGTGGTGTATGCAAGCAACTGGCCGGATGCAGCCACGTTTGCCAAGCTGGACTGTGGGGCCCATGTTATGGATGAGGATGGCAGTACTGGCAATGAGAAAACCCAGATGTTCAACCTAGGATATCTGGGATACCGGTACAGTCTGGTCAAATATCTCAAGGGCAGCAACACCCAGGGGACTCTCACCATCATCGCCCTGGGCAAAAAAGGGGGGTAGGGTAGGCAATGGGTAATGTGATCCATCTGCCAGTCACGGCCATCAAGCAGTGTCCCGATGCTGATCCCCTGAATGTTGCCGGCAATTTCACGGCTGACATTGACTTTTCTGATTTGCTTGTGACAGCTGCCAGTGTCGATGAGGTCTCAATGCCAACGGCTAACAACAATTACACCTATGTCCTGCCTGCCGGAACCAAGCGGTATCTGATCCAGTTAAAAGAGCATGGCAACATGTTGCTGAACTGGGGGACGGCAACGGGCACAAAGGACATTGAAATACCCCGAGGGGCAGATCACCATATCTCATTCATTGACCCAGCGGCGTCCATCACATTGAACTTTCAGTCCGATAAGCCAAACGATACTGCACGGATAGTCACCTGGTCATAATCAATTCCTAAAGCCCAATCATCTCTGTCCGATGTCCCTCCATGGGTTTGTTCTGTTTTCAACACCAAGGGGGATACCATGCCTATTGGAAAAGGACGTTTAGTATATGACTCAACCACACCCGCAAAGGGTGACAGTGTTGCTGCATATCTGAGAACTGGATCCCATGCTCTGACCTCAACGGATCTGGGTGGTGGGGTTCTTGCTCTTGATGTCAATGTGGGCAATGACATCACGGCTGAGTGTGACCTTGATGGTGACTATGATGTGTCAACCAATCCCACCCCGGATTCCGTTGGCCTCATTGTTCATGACCGTGGTGCCAGCCCGGATGAGACTGACCAGAACCAGAGGCCCACGGCAGACAACCCGGATTCTGACAATGTGGATCCGGCCAATGTCCATGCCCTGGATACCAACAGCTATCTCATGGGCTGGGACGGCTCTGCCTGGGACCGGCTGACCCGATCGGCCAATGGCCTTGAGGTGGATGTCACTGGATTCACTGCAACAGTTGACGTTCAGGGCAACGTGGCTGATGATGCAGCTGATGCAGGGGATCCGGTCAAGATCGGTTTCCGGGCAACAGATGCAGCCCTCACTGCCCTCTCGGCTGCCGATGATCGGGCCGATGGTATCAGTGATCTGTACCGCCGGCAGTGGATCAACAGCAGTCCCAATATTTCCTTGGACCATGCAGTGGTTACCGTTGGGACCACGGCTGTCCAGCTGGATTCCGGTGGGGCCCTGGGTGGCCGGCGGTATATCAGGATCCAGAATCAGTCAGCCAAGGACATCTGGGTTGGCAAGTCCACGGTCACAACCTCAGGGGCCACGGCTGGCCTGTTGATCCCAAGGGGTGGTTCAGATACCATTGAGTTTGGGGAGAATATCCCGGTGTATGCCATCGGGGAACAAGCCGGCCAATCCGTGATGTTCATGGAACTGGCCTAACCATTAGGGGGTTGCCATGGCTCTGATTCAGGTGACAGCAAGTGATGCCCGTAGGGCTGAGCAATTGTGCGCCTTGATCAACAAGGCAGTTGTCACTTACAAGGGGGGGTTAGAAGTCATGGCAGCTGCCCAGGTTCTGGCCTGGGTTGACCAACTGGAACAGAGGATTGGGTCAGCCCTCAAAGAGGAAAAGGAAAAAGGGGCCGAGCCACCGGCCCCACCTGTCACCCCACCACCACCCAAGCCCAAACGCAAACCCACAAGAGATAAGGCCAAAAAATGAAAAAGCTAATGTTGCTGGTGGTCCTGGCTCTGTTTGCCCAGGGATCCCTGGGGCAGATATCTTACAATGCAGACCGGGCTGATGTGAATGACCGTGGGTATTCATCCACTGTGATCACCGTGGGAGTGACTCAGGTTGAACTCAAGGTGGGTGGCGCCAGGGACCCTGACAGACAGCGTGTCCTGCTGTACAATGACAGTTCAAACACTGTCTATTACGGTCCAACCGGGGTGACGGTTACCGGATCAACTAGGGGCATCCCGGTGTTCAAGAGGCAGATAGCCGTGATCCCTATCGGAGATGTGGCCGTGTATGTGATAGCCGGATCAGCTGGCAATGAGATCATTGTACAGGAACTGAAATGATGTTTAAAAAACTATTGCTATGTTTGATTTTTACACTACCTGCCCAGGCCCAGCCCTGGGACTGGCATCATAGTCCAGAGGCCAACGGTGTTCCTTTTTCTGATGATGATTTCACTTCGGACAATGTCCATGATGCCATTGTTGAGGCCAAGCAAAATGCTGAGGGTTTCCCTCGGGCGGGGATTGTGCTTGTCCACAATGGTACTCTTGGAAATAATGACTGGTTGACATACAGCTCATTGACCCCTGATGCTAAAATTGTTTTCCCGGTCAAGACAAAGCTGAATGAATTAACCTGGGCAAACAGTGACCCAAGTATTGATTCTGATTTTGAATTTTACAAGAACGGTACAGCTGCCGGCAATCTTATCTGGACATATCAACTCAGAGATACCCCAAATAATTACGGCTATGAGCTTGAGGTTGATCTGTTCTTTGAGGCAGGTGATTGGATCCGTATTTTACACAAGGATCAGGGCACTAATCCCAGTGATATGGCCATGACCCTTTGGATATCAAGGATACAGGAATGAGTTGGAATCTATGCCAAGTCAAAAATGTTAGTGGATCTCAGCTGTCTATCATAAAAGTGCTTGATAATAATGAGGAATACATCATTCCTGACCCCATGAGACTTGAGTGGGGTAGTAATGATGATGTCCTCACAGCGATAGTTGATGGTGATCTGATAGTTGGGAATGGCACTGAATATTTTTCATCATTCAGTGATCAGATTGAATGGCTCAAGAACCGTGGCGAATGTCCTAGTGATACGGATGGAAGAGACGTTGTCCACACCACGCCACGGTACTTAGGGACGTTCACCTATTTTGCCGGGCGGGATGATGATCCAGATGATCCACATGCTGTGGGTGGTGGTGGCAACCGGATTGAACTTGAGCACGTGGCGTCAACCAAGAACATCAGCAACGTGGCACGGTCCTCAAACGTATCCACCATTGAGACCTCAGCTGCCCATGGGCTTGAGACTGGGGCAATCATAGACGTGAATTGTTCCGATGATGACTATGATGAGTCTGATGTGGTGGTAACCAAGATTGATGCCACCCATTTCAGCTATCCCAATACTGGTGATGATGAGGATGAAAAGTCAGCCACCGGGACAGTGACCGGGGACAAGGTCCACTATCTGAGGCTGTCATTCAACACCATCAACAACATCAGTTACATCAGGCAAGGTGATCTCATGTGGTCCCAGGATGGGGCTGATGATGTGATGGCCACCACGTTCAGCATTGTCCCCAAGACCACAGCATACTCAGCAGGATCCAACACCAATTACAACCTGTATGGTGGATATCTTATCGTCCCGGCTGCAGGGGATGGGGCCATCACGGTGGCAGACAATGACCGGGTCTTGGTGCAGAACACACCTAATGAGTTTGGCCAGACGCCAGCCGGGTACTGGGATGCTGACTGGAACACATCAACCAAACAATTCGAGAACATTGCTCCCAATGCCGGTGGTACCGGAGAGTTCAACATGTTTGCACTTGAGGTTGTCCTTTTCAATTTCATGTATGAGCGTTTGCTCATGGGTACTGGCCGTAAGGATTGTATGACAGATGACAGTTCCAGGATGGGCCACAACATGCTCATGAGGCTCAGGGGCCAGACCATTGGTGATGATCATGACTGGAAAATGGTAGCCAGCCTCATGATGTATCGGACAAAAACCACGTAAGGGGAGAACATGAAACTGCCACCCAAGGGAACAAAGGTTGAGGACTTGATCTGCCCCAAGTGCAAAAAGACACCCAAGCAGTGTAAGCCCAAAGACTGTACATACCCTGATTGCCCGTACAAAAAATGAACAGGGGGACACCATGTTCAAGCGGTTTGTTTCCTGGTTCATGACAACCAAGGCATGGCGCTGGGTAGCCGGTAACATCATTGCTCATTTCACGTTCCGTGTCTGGGGTTACCCCGAGTTCCCCATGGCGGACTATTTCAAAATCATTGATGTCATTGGGGTTTCCCAGGTAGCAAGGAACCGCCGGGCTGTCTATGGGTTCAGCTGTTCTGACCATCAGAGCCTGGCATCAAAATTGATACGGTGGGTAACAGGTGGCCGGGGCAAGTATTCCCATTCCGGCTGGATCCTGCCAGACCAGGACCGGAATACCAAAGCCATGCACATGCAGGGCAATGGCCTTGTCATTGAGCCTCTGTTGGACGTTCTCAAGCGGGTGGACTATTTTACCCTGGTTGAGATTGCCTTGCCTCAGGATGGCTATGAAAGGGCCCAGAAACGGATTGCTTACATCATGAACAATCAGCTAGGAATCAAGTATGACTATGCCCAAACTCTGAACAACGGGCCAAAGATATACTGCAGTGAACTGGTGTATATTGTTTGCCGTGAGGCCATCGACTCAATCAATATCCTCAGCAAACCGATATGGGGCCGGCGGGTGTTTGATCCGGATGCAGTGATCAAACTCGGGGACATCATCTATACCAACCATCCTGATGAGGTGAAACCATGAGACTGATTCTGATCATTGCCGTTGCCATGTTCCTGGGCTGTTCAAAAAAGGAAACCAAAGACCCAGGGGAACTGGCTGGATTGGATGAACTTGAGGCTAAGCTATCTGAACTCATGCACACAGCTGAGCTTGCCAGGAACCCAGATCATGGCTGGCTGGTGGATGGGTGTGATGCCATGATGTACACAGCCAAGTATGCCTCATCCCCTGGGGTTAGGGGGGTGGATATTGAGGCAGCTGAGGATGGGGACAATGGCAAGTTCCTCAGATACCCGGATGATCACTGCCTGCCCAATGAATGGTCAAGGGACATGGGTATGGGTCTTATTACTTACGGCTGGTTCAAGGGCCGGCTGGATATCCTTGAGAGGCATGCCAGGTATGGCAAAGCCCACAATTGGGTAATGGGTGAGTCCACAGATGGAAGGTCCGTGTACACCCCGGCCATGGTAGGGATCCTGTATCAGGCCATCTATTCCCTGGGTGGTGAGAATTCAGCCAATAGGCTCTGGCCCAACACCTATTCACCTGGGCTCACAGACTATCAGGCCCACCTGCAGGTACTGGGAATATTCCTGAGAGGTGAGATCAGCAAAGGGATCGGGGATGCAGATGCTGTCCCGGCTGCCGGTTTGTTGGGAATATCCCAGACTATGTACCAGAGACTGCAGGAACACCATGAACGTGAGCCTCAGTGCCCGTTCTATGCTCTGGCATGGGGAATGTACTCCGGAGAACTTCAGGCCGCTGTGGACATTCTCCGGGCCCGTGACAGGGTTTCTCAGGACATGTGTCAATATATGAGACCACATGACATCAATGCCGATCTTGGTGAATGGATCTTTGCAGCCTCTCATCTGTTGGAATTTGTTCAGTATGGACACTAGTCAGTTGATCAACATGGGCCTGACTGCCCTCAGTGGGGCGGCTGGGTTCATGGGTGCCAAGTTCTGGCTGTCCCACTGGGTCCGCCAGACCGATGCCAAGCTGACAGCTCAAGCAGAACGGATCTCTGACCTCAGAGTTGACATTGCAGTTGACAAAGAAAAGAACTCAAACCTTGCCGGCAGACTGGATCAGATCCAGGTTTCACTTGATCAGAATTACAAGTCAATAGGCACCATAGAACAGAGCCTTACCACCCTTTGGAAAACCGTTGAGAGGGTCAATGGCTTACCCAAACGCTTAAGTGATGGCCCGGATGACCGATAGGATGGTGACGGGACACTGTTCCTGAAGACCCATGTCCGGGAGTCCCGGCCGATGAACAGAAACAATTCTTACAACCTTTTATACCACCCTTTCAGGGTAGTCCTCATCAGGGGTCAAGAGTTGTGTCATCAGGCTGGGATTCCTATTTATTTATTTGAGGGTTACCGCTCACCTATCAGGCAAGCAAAGCTGTATTCCCAGGGCCGGACTGCCCCAGGCAGGATAGTTACCAGGGCCCGTCCATTTCATTCATGGCATCAGTATGGTCTGGCTGGTGACATGGTGGTGTATCGGGATGGCAAATGGACCTGGGCCCCACTGGATTTATACCAGAGGGCCGGTCCCATTTTCAAACAGGTTGGGTTAGAATGGTTGGGTGACAGCAAGACGTTTCCCGAGTACCCACACTATCAGTTCATGACTGAGGTTCCTTTGTCCGAGTTGAGAGAGGTCCGCTCAGAGCTTGGGGTACTGGGTGTCTGGGCTTATTTAGATCAACATGGGGGTTCAAAATGAGAACTGCATTCTGGTTTCTGATTGCCATCACAGTGTTCTTGCAGGGGACGGCCATTGCTCTGGGACAGCCGGCTGTGGTTCTGCCGCCTGATGACGCCCCCTGGTATGTCAGTATTACGGCCAAGTTCCTGGGTCAGTTCCCGGATATCAATGGCTGGGTCATTGCAATATTCATGGCACTGTCTGTGATCCTGAGGGCTGTTGCCGATCTGCTGACATTCATCTCTGAAAAGACCGTGGGGAAAAAGGATGATGAATGGGCCAAGTGGTTTGCCGGCCTGGCTGACTGGGCTGCATCCATCCTGGGTTGGTTCGGTGGTGGTGTCCCCAAGGTGAAAAAGAAAAATCAGTAATGAAATCTAAGATACTATGGCTGCAAGTTGTCCTGCAGGTATTGCGTCTGATTGAGATGTTGATACCGGCTTACCTCATTGCCGAGAATGGCAGGCTGAAAAGTCAAAAAGCAGGACTTGAAAAACAGCTAGAAACTGCCAAACTACGGGTTACAATCAGTGAGGAAAAAGCCAAAGTGAGAGCAGCCAATGAGGGCAAAAGCAGCCGCAATATCATTGATGATTTTCTTGGCAAGTCTGGTCAGCGCTGACCCGGCCATCCTACCAGCCGATGCATTCCGAACACTATCACCATCCGAGTGTTTGCCAACCATGCCACCTTGCCTGTGTTTCTTACCGCCGGCAGTTGACCGGATTGCCAAAGAAATCATGCTCAGTGAGATGTGTGTCCATGAGCTTGGCCTGCTCAACAACTATGTGACAGAGATGACTGAAAAGCCTGATCACAGCTGGTATACCGATCCCGTCTGGGTTGTTGCCGGGATCGGGGTGAGCTTTGCATTAGGCGGGATTGTCGGGTATGTCCTGTCTCAGAGGTAGTGGTACAATTGAGGTACCTGCCTTTTGGGACGGGATACGGTTCATCAAACGGGCATCAGCCTATCCGTATCCGTTCCTTTTTTTCTGTCGGCCCATTTGGTTCAAAGATTGAGCCCATTAGGTAGGTTTTTAACTGGGATCCTTTCAAACCAATCTCTTTTCTGCCACGTTTCCAGACCATTATAGTGATGAAAATACCAATCAGGATTGTCCCAGCAATCACCAGGAACACCACACGTTCAATGGGCAGTTCCTCAAAGCTCATGATTTTCCCCCTGGGAATGTCCATTTTTTAACCTCATTGCCTGCCAACCTAACCACCCCGTAATGAGCAATGAGCAAAGCATCCAGTGTCCCATCATGTGGGCCTTTTGCCTTTGGATGCCTGGGCAACGGGTCATGTGGGAACAGCTGGCGGTACGCTATGATTGATCGGTCCTTTGGTTTGAGCTTACCACCAATCCCCTCATGGATCATCCGTTGCCAGACCTTGGGCTCAACCCGGCGGTATGGGAACAGACATAGGTCAAGAACCTGGATCAGCTGACCATAGAACCATCCGAACCTGAAATTGTGGGTGGCTCCCCAGGGACTGTCTGGCCCACCTCTGCCACGGACAGCCTCAACCAGGACTGTCTGAGGATCCTGGGCTTTGAGCCAATCAAACAGATCCCTGCCCATCAGGATTCCTGTCTTGTCATACTTCAGACGATAGGTTGTCCCATGGCCAGAGACCGTATCCAGTCCCACAGCCGCGCCATTCTTGCCAGAATCAATACCAATAATTCTCATGGGCTGTCCTTTTTGTTTTACCTTTTTACCAAGTGTGTGATAATTGCACAATGGTTTTTGTCTATCCCCTCAGAAAAAGGATGCCCAATGAAACTTCCAGCACTATCAACATCGATGAGATCACTGTACAAGTCCTGTCCGCGTAAGGTCTTTTTCAGGTATGTGGCCGGGGTTGAGCCCAAGACCATCAAGAGTCCTGCCCTGTTCATGGGCCGGGCATTTCACATGGGCCTTGAACAATGGCGGAAGGTTGGGAATATTCCTGATGCCGTCCGGCAGGGTCAGGCATGTTTGCTTGACGGTTTGCAAGCCAATGGCTTTGAGGACGCCGTAATTGACGCCGAGACAGCCAAGCTCAATGCCTACCTCAATGGGTATACCCACCGGTTCGGAGCGGACAGGAAGCGTGTCTGGGCCCCTGAAGTCAAGGTTGAGAACCAGGATGAGGTGGCTTACTTTGATGCCGTGTTTGAGGATGATGGCCATGTGTGGGTTGTTGAGGACAAGACCCGTGGCCGGTTTGCTGAGAACCTGGAATGGGTCCTCAGAGTGGATGACCAGTTGCTCAGCTATGCCTGCATGGCAGTGGATAGCGGGATGCATTTCGGTGGCTTTGTCTATCGGGAAACCAAAAAGACTACCAGCCGAGTCACCAAAAAAGAAACAGTCTCACAGTTTGCTGAAAGGATGATGACAAAGTATATCAATGAGATGGATGACTTATATCGTGAATGTGTGATCTCATACAGCCCCCAAGAGATTGACCGGTACCGGTCTGAAAAATACAACCTCAACATAGCTATCCAAAGTGCGTTCAAGATCCATAGCTTTGAGAACTGGCCCAGGAACACTGCCAATTGTGCTGGGCCATATGGTGAGTGTCCATTCCTGGCTCTGTGTGCAACTGGGTCAGATGCCCTGGGCCAGAGGTATCAGAGTAATGACAAAGAACCCCTTGACGGCGGACGATTTAAAAGTGAAATATGGTAGTTCTATTTTTTGTTGAACCAATTGATGAGGTGGTACATGCCAATTCCCAAGAGATCAGAAAAGTTTCCTGTCCCCCCGTTTGATGAGTTGACTTTGCTGGTGTTTGGACCTCCCGGTGCGGGGAAAACCAGGTTCTGCAGTGGGGACCCCAAGGCCCTGTTCTTTTCAACCGAACCCGGCCAAGAGTTCACCAAGTCCACAGTCATTGACATTGTTGCCTGGGAGGGGGTTCCGTTCCAAATGGATGACAAGGGCAAGATCAGGTCCGGATTCAAAGAGGGTATCAAAGAGGTGGCCGATGATATCAAGGCCGGCAAGTATGACTATAAGGGGGTGGTCATTGATATCATTGACAATCTCAACAACATGGCCCGGGATGCTGTGTGCAAGCGGAAGGGACTTGCCTATCCCCCAGAGAATGACTTTGGCAAGACCTGGTCAGAGGTTACCCGGGAATGGAGAGAATGGCTGGGGGCCCTGATGAGACTCACCAATGTCCGGTTCATCAGTCACACCAGAACCCAGGCTGTGGCTATCACCCAGGCTGATGGGATCAAGGTTGAGGTTGACCGGTGGATCCCAACCTTTGCCGGATCCAAGGCTGCCCAGTATCTGGACGGAATTGTGAACTCAATGGGGTTCATGACAAAGGGGCCTGAGGATGAGTTCCTCATTACGTTCCGGCAGACGGCAGATGTGGGTTGCAAAGATCGCACAGACATACTAACTCAGCTGGGCCCCATGCCGGCCAACTGGGCTGAGGTGGCCAAGAGGTATGAGGACAAGGCCAAGGAAATGGGCTTATCGATAGTCAGCCGTTGGGGCTGATCTAACCAATTAGGGATGGGAGAAAACACATGGAGAACAATGAGCAAGCCACAACCGAACAACCAAAAAAAGATCCCAAGCGTGGGTATTTTCACCTGGTCACTCACCAGAAAATCATCCATACGTTCCGATACAAGCGGGACATGGATGCCATGATCAAAGAGAATCCCGGGAATGTACTGGCATTTTTCCAGGGCAAAAAGGGTGAGTTGTCCAGTCAGCAAGTCATGCAGGTCAAGACATCATTCTAATGAAAGGGTAGCATATGACAGAGTTTGTTGATGGAATCAACCAGTTAGCAAGAGACACGGCGCCAGCTGAGGCCCCCCAATTCACTCCCCATCCCAATGGTGAGTACAACGGGATGATCACCGGTATTATCAAAAAGAATCCGGATGAGAACGTGAACAAGACCCGCTGGGAGTTTGCCGTTAAGACTGCATCCGGAACAGCCAGGTATACCCTGTGGTCATTTACTGAGCAGGAATACTATGAGGCCCAGAGTGATGCCCAGAAACGTGACATGATGGTGAACAGTATTGCCAGAACCAAGAGAATGTTTGTTGATCTGGGCCTGAACCAGCCAGCCAGCTGGTCCCAGGGGGCAGACTCAATCCTGGGCATGATGGGTCAGTTGATTGGCAAGAGATGCTGGGTTGTCTGCCGGTCCAATCCCAGGCGGCCTGAGTATCAGCAAGTGTTTCTCAATGCGCCCAGGGACAATGTCCCGGACCAGCCAGCCCCCACAATTGAGACCCCACCTGCAGCCAGTCCACCAGCAGCACAACCCCCAACACCTGGGCAGCAACCACCGGCCCAGGCTGGACAGCCGGGCTCACAGGGAGTGAGCCTTGATGATATTCCATTCTAGGGGTAAGCGGGGATGGGTCCGCCATTGGGCCCATCCCCTGTTCTCTGAAGATGAGAACACAAGCTGAATACACGTCACGCCAATTATATCAAAGGGCGGTTACCATGGATATAACTCTGAGGCCGTTCCAGGAACAGGCATTGATACAATTGAGCCAGGCTATCAGAGCAAACCAGAGTTGCAGATCCCACCTTGGGATAGCTCCGACAGCTGCCGGCAAAAGCATAATCATGGGTGTCATTGCCGAGCGGTTAGCCAAGGACAACTGGCTCACAGTCATTGTGGCTCACCGTGAGGCACTGGTGGCTCAGAACGCGGACAAGTGTCTCAAAGTTGCGCCACACCTGAACGTCCAGTGTGAGATTGCCAAGGAACGGGCAGACCCCACAGCCGATGTGATCAGTTGCAGCATCCAGTCCATGAAGGGGAAAAGGCTGGAACGTTGCATTGATTCATGGCGGGAAACTGGCAGAAAAATCATGGTGTTCATTGATGAGGCTCACCATGCCATGGCCCCAAGTTACCGCCAGCTGATTGATGATCTTGAGCCAGACAGGTTGATTGGTGTGACGGCCACTCCCATGAGAGGTGATGGCCAGAGTCTGTCCGAGGTTTTCCCAGAGGTGGGGTTCAAGATTGACCGTGGTGAAATGTTGGACAGTGGGTGGCTGGCCCGGCCCAAGCAGTTTCTGATCACCACCAAAGCCAGCCTCAAGAACGTGAGAACCAAGCGTGGTGACTACGTTGAAAAAGACCTTGAGGAAGCCATCAACGTGGATGACCGGAATCAGTTGGTGGTGGCAGCTGCCACCGAGACAGCCGGGTTGCTCAAAGACCAGGGCTTTGTTGCAAGGGGTGTTTGTTTCTCTCTGTCGGTTGCTCACTCCCATGAACTCAGAGATGTCTTTGAGGCTGCCGGATGGCAAGCCTATGCCATCGATGGGACTACCCCCATACCAGAACGCCGAGCGGCTGATGATGCCCTGAGGTACGCAAAAGAGCCCACTGTACTTATTTCGTGTGGAGTGTTGATCGAGGGCTATGATGTAGAGGAAATCAATCTTGGATTGTTCCCCCGGCCAACCAAGTCAGCCCTGTTGGCAGACCAGATGTTGGGCAGGGTGCTGAGGTTCCTTGAGGGAAAAGAGTTTGCCTATGTCCTGGACTTTGCTGACATCGGTGATGAGGACCGGGTCCCCATCAGCCAGTCATTCCAGCTGCCCCACCGATGGAACGCCGATGGCAATTGCCTGAGAGAGGACCAGGTGTGGTTCCAGGAAAAGATGAGGGGGCAAACCTGGCATATCCAGTCAATGCTCTGGCAGTGCACCATGAGGTGGGACGTTGAGCGGTTACTTGAAAAGACAGCCGATGAATCCTTTGTCCCGGATTCAACCTACCTCAGCCAATGTGAGTTCAACTGGCTTGACCTCAACAAGGAATACCGGATTGTCATCAACAATGCCACGGTGGTCATCAGCCAGAATAGCCTTGGTGACTACGTGGCCGAATACCGGATGGGCACCACCAGGACACCGATCATGAGAGGTGTTGAACTCCGGAGTGTGGTGGGCTCGGCTGAGGACTGGATCACCGAAAAGTTCCCCACCCACATCCCGTTTCTCAAGACCAGTGAATGGGGCAGGCCGGTCAGTGAGGCCCAGATGAATTACCTGAAACGGGCCAACATCCGGGTGCCAGATGACATGACCCTGACCCGGTTCCGTGCCAGTGAACTGATCAATTATCACCGGGCCCGGCTGAATGCCCAGGCTGAAAAGGGGATCATGACCTTTGGCAAGTACAAGGGCAGACAGATTGAGGACGTTCCCACCCACTACCTGGAATGGTTGCTGCAACAGGAATGGATCACCAGCCGGCCAGAGTATCCTGGGATTGTCAAGGTGTTGGATGATTCTTTTTGAGGGGTTGAAAATGAATGGAGAATCTGACTGGGTGAAAGTTGAAAAGGATGAATCAGTTTGGCCCACCTATGTCAGGCATGTCCCTGGTGGGCTGGTGTTGAAATCCATTGTGTCAGGATTTCCTGACAAGACTGGGGGGCAAAGCCTGTCAACGTCAATGGTCTTTGTCCCATGTTGTTACAAGGATGCAGCCAGGTGGATTGAGAACAACATGGTGGACTGATCCAAAAAAGGGAGTTTCTCCGGAGAAACGTTCCCTATTCGGTGATGGCCGGGCAGTGTATACTGTCCGGCTTTTTTTGTCTGGGGCAAAAGCCCCCGGTACCTTGCCCCCAGGTTGTCTGACAATCTGTCAAGTGAACAAACAATGTTGAGGTTTCACTGCTGGAATCATTGACCTATTCCCGGGCATTCAAGTTGCAGTATGAGAAAACCGTTGAGGTTGAAAAGGCTATGTGTTAGGTCAGCCTGTCCAAACTAAGTTTGGGATTTCAACAAAATCAATTACATGGGGGACAGATGGCTAAGAGGAAACGTGGGTATCATTGGGCATGTGAAAGAATGCTCAAGATCCGGATTGAAACCAAGCCCACCTATCTGGCTCTGATACGCGTAGCTGCCCAGATGTACGGTGATGGCGATGCTATCAAGCCATACCTGATGAAAATGGATTTCATGCACTATCTGAGAGAGGCGTATAGAACCCATGGAACATCCGTGATGGATAGTCTTGGGCTGCATTCCTGCCAATGGGTACGCGTCTATCGTGATCACATCAGAGATGCCTATCAATGGGTTGACAAGCGGTAACCCCATTGCTCCCACGGATGGGGGCCTAGAGAAACGTCAATCAATATGGGGGTGACTGTATGGAAATTGAAAATGCTATGTTCATTGATATAGCCATTACCACAAGGCAATGTGTTAAATTATTTAAAAAACATGGTCTTGGATGTGCGGCAGAGTTTCTTGTTCTTGCCAGGATGAATGGGGATCATTGTGATTCTGACATTTTCACTTTGTTAGACAGAAACTGCTGGATTGAATCTCTTGTCGAGAATGGAATGCCATATATCATGGCCGACAGAATTGTGCCTCGACCGATGACAAGAGAACAGTATAAGGATTGGCGTTTGCGACAAGAGGAAAGGTACCTGCAAGAGGGATTGTCCTGGCAAGCCAAGTGGGAACAATTAGGCGGTATTGTTTGGTGTTGAAAAATGGGGGACATCAGATATGCCTTCGAGAGGGCGATTTTTTAAAAATCCAAGGAATGAGTATTTCCGCTATCTCTTAGAAAAAGAATATAAAAAAAGGTGGTTGTATAACACTGACTATTACTGGCAGTTGCCGTACACAGTAAAGAACATTTCAAAAAGCTGTCGCAGCATGGACCGTCTGAAAATGTGGCGATTGAGAATGATCTGGAAAATTGAACGGGTATTTCCTGACAAGTGGGATAGTGGGGATTGGCGCTATGACAGAAGGAACAATCAATGGAGAAGAGGCGAATAAAAAAAAGAAAAAAACAGGCACACCGAATACTGAATGCTCTGTTCCGCATGCAAAGAAGGAATCATGATAGCACTATTTATTACGAAAATTTACAGGCAAAATTAATTGATTACATCAATGGCCGGGGTGAAATTGTGGATGTAACAGAAGGCACAATTGGAGTTGTTGGCAGCCTGCTTGCAAAAATTTCAAAAAGCACAATTGGGAGATCAACATAAAACCAAGCAATTTCACATGGCATGGAACCGGTTGTTGCAAGGCCAGACACGTCAGAGCAAAGGATGATTTTTGCAATGATCCCGTGGTCAATGGTGGTGAATTCTGTGATCGCCATACCTGCATCATCAAGAACTGTAAGGACAAGGCTCAATGCTGGTGGCCTCTGATGCCTGGTATCCCCAGGTTCTGCAGCAAACACAATCAGCACAAGTACAAGTCACGGTATGGCGTTGAATAGTCACTGATCTTTTCTGCTTGCCCAAAATAAAATCCCGGCCTATCATTGCCGGGATTTTGTCGTTTCAGCATCCTGTCACCGGACCCCATCAGTTCGCACCTGATGAGTCCAAAAGAGAACCCACCAGAGGTGGGGTCAAGGACGTTTCAGTTGTACCAAACCCGCGTCAAAAATCAACCCCCAATTCACAGTTCATCCCCAGCTTACCCACAGCAATCAGATCATAGAATGATGCTCAGCCTGTGGATAACTACCCCCCGAAATCCCATTAACGGGACATTATGTCAAACTGCAGTTTGCCATTATGTCAAACTGGGACTTATCCACACCCCCCTCAAACGTGACATTATGTCAAGTTATATAATAACTAAATACATACTACTAACTAGTTACCTATTCACTGACTACCTATTCACCATTACCCATTCAAAAGGAACTGACTATGACACCACCCAAGCTGGAACTGATTCACAAGTTCTGCCTGCAGATGAACAAGACCCTGAGAAAAATGGGGACCGATGCTGAGAACCGTTTGTTTGATCCCACGGTGATGATCATGCTGTGGGTTCTGATGCAACAAGACACCGATGACCAGGGTGTGGTTCATCTGGGCCGTGGGGCCTGGGCTAATGCTGTGGGGGACACAGCCAGGAAAATTAGATCAAGGGATCATCTGCTTGCCCAGTATGGGCTCATCAAGGTGGTGACTCCATGGCGTAATGATGGGACTCTCAAGCGGTTACCCATGCAGATCACCATCAACCCCAAGCTGGTCACGGTCCTGGGTCATGGGGTCCGGCCCTCACTCCGGAATGCAGCTATCAAGCATTTCATTGGCCTGGGCCTCAGGCGGGTTGATGCCTCGGAAATCATCCAGGGCTTTGAGACTGATTGCAAGTATGGGGTTGAGGAACCTATCCCTACCGAGACTCAGGATGATGCCATGGCCAAACTCAATGAAATGGTTGCCAGTATTGATGTTGAAAAGGCCAACAAGAACGCTGATCTGATATACTGGCGTGACAGGTCAAATGAGTTTGTTGAGATTGCTGCCCTCATGTGGGTCCGGGGTCAGTCCATGCTGGGCTATGGACAGGAACAGCCTAACTGGGTTGGGTCTGATCTGAGTCCAGCTGCCCGGCGGGAACGGACTGAACTGACAAAGACGTTCCAGCAGTATGGTGGGCTGGTGACTGGGCTTGCTTGGTATGTCTATTGTGGTGGGGTCCCGGCAGTGAATGAGAAAACCGGTAAGCGGGAATACATCCCGGACTCACCACACCGGCAGTTTGTCGGGTGTGACAAAAAGCCATCTCACTTTGCAAAGCATTTCAATGCCATCCTCAAGGATCCCATATTCAAGACCTATGCCACCTTGCGTTGGGATGAGATCGGTGGCAACCTCAAAGAATTCTTTTCGGACTATCCCGCCATTCTTGAGATCGGCCCCCGCGATGGGGAAACGGTGTATGACAAGCTGGGCTATGACTTTGGAAAACAATCAGTTAGCATCGATGAGGTGAACCCCAAGTGAGACCTAGACGTGAATACAGGGCGCCACGGACAGGTGAAATATCAGCGTTCCTCTCGACACACGCAACCTGGGCCAAGCGGTCACACAACCAAAAGACCGGTGATGAGATCCGGTTCAGACCATGCCCTAAATGCAACCACAGCAAGGAACACAACCCAGCCTGTCAGATCAATGAGGTCACTGGATTCTGGCGCTGTTTCCGGTGTGGGGCTGTGGGCAACTGGTACACACTCACCCGCTCATTCAATGCCCCACTACCCGAGTGTGACCGGTATGCCGATGGGCAGAACTTTGATCTGACCCTTGACCAGTGCAAGCCATTCATGATCCCAGACCGTCCACGGAGACCGGTGACCGGTGGGCATTACCCTGAATTGAGAAAATACTGTCACAGCCGTGGGATCTATGATGCTACCTTGGATGCATGGCGGGTGAGTACCAAAGGACCTCGGGCACTGAGATGGCCGATCTATGGCTGGGTTGAGAGCCAATGGAGAATGGTCAATGCCCGGGTCAGGGTCTGCCTAGATATTGAGCAGGCCAAAGCCAGAGACTGGTTTGATATCAAGAATGGACCCACCGGTTTGTTGATCGGTAACCACTTGCTTGATACGAGTGCCTCAGTGCCACAGAGAGCCATCATCTTTGAGGGACAGTGGGATGCAATGGCTGCCTGGGAACTTGGCCTGAGGAACGTGTTTAGCCTCCCTAACGGGGCATCTCATGTGAGTGTGGGTTCAATGCTGCAATACATCCCCGATGGGTTTGAGATCTGGCTGGCCATGGATATGGATGAGCCAGGCAAGGCATGTGTTGAACGGTTCTTTGCACAGCTGGGACCTGACCGGGTTGCCAGGTTGCAGCTGCCATGCAAGGACCTCAATGACTGGCTGATGGAAAATCCAAGGCTGACACCAGCTGAGGTTGAGCGGACAGCAGTGGGGGTTACCACCATTGTGTCCATGTTTGGTGTGCAAAATGGAAACAGCAAACGGTACCTTGAGATGAGCCTGGATGAGAACATGGATGGGGATACAACATCATTGGTGGCTGAAACTCCCTGGGAAACATTGAACAATCTGCTGGATGGTGGGTGGAGGGGTGGGGAGACCACCGGAATACTGGCCCCGTCCGGGATGGGCAAGTGTCTTGGCAAGAATACTCCGGTTCTAAAGTTTGATGGAACAATTGTACCCGTGCAGAATATCTGTCCAGGTGATGAATTGATGGGACCTGACTCAAGGCCAAGGACAGTTCAAAGAACCAATAGTGGATATGGTGAGCTTTTTAAAATCATTCCTACAAAGGGTGATCCATGGGTGTGCAATGATGTTCATGTTCTTACGCTTAGAAATTGTAATTCCGGGGATGTAATTGACATTCCACTGAATGAATATATTAAAAAAAGCAATTGGTTCAAAAACACACACAAGTTATTTAAGGTTGGCGTTGATTTTGTGTCAAGGGAATTGCCTATTGACCCATATCTGATTGGGCTTTGGATAGGTGATGGTCATACGTGTAATGGAAAAGCTGTTCCTAGGATTTCAAACCCAGACAAAGAGATACATGAGTACGTAAAGTCTGCTGTTAACAAATATGAATTAGTTTGCAAAGTGAATGACAATGGTGACAAGTGTTCGTTGTTGTCTGTGGTCAAACCCGACAGAAACAGCAAGGTATCAAATAAATTCACAGATGTTTTAAATACATGCATTAAAGATGGTCAAAAATTTATACCAGATAGCTACCTGAAATCATCAGTGAGCAATAGATATGAATTGCTTGCTGGCTTGTTAGACACTGATGGATATTTAACTTACAACGGCTTTGAAATTGTTACTGTATATGATCACTTAAAAGATGACATATTGTTTTTATGTCGTAGTCTGGGATTGATGGTTACATGCAAGCGGAGAACATCAACTATCAAAAGCTATGGCTTTTCAGGTAAGTATTGGAGAATTTATATATTTGGTGATGTTGACAAGATACCAACTAGAGTGTTGAGAAAACAAGCAATGGTAAGAAAACAGATCAAAAATGCTACCAGCGTGGGGTTCGAAATCAAATCTCTTGGCTTTGGGAAATACTATGGATTCACCATTGATGGTGATGGCCGTTTCTTGTTGGGTGATTTCACTGTTACGCACAATACTACCTTGGTCAATCAGGTGGCAGTGTTTGCTGCACTGAACCGGAACATGACTGGGCTGATCAGTCTTGAGGGAACACGCGACAGTCTCAAACGCAAACTCAAAGACATCATCAAGGGCCTGGCAGACCCGGAGCAATACCAGGTGGTGTTGGACAACCTGGTGATTTCCAAACTTGAGGGAACCAAGGTGGGTTGGCGGGATTGTGTCACCGAGTACCAGGGCATGATTGCATCTGGCTGCAAGTTGCTCATCCTGGACAACCTGGATTTCATCACCCGGGACAACCATGGTGAAAAGCTCAATGCCTATGCTGAACTGATTGACCTGGCAAGGGCTAATGATGTGCATGTGATTGTGGTGTGGCAGCCCAACAAGATCGACCG